CAGAAAGCCCATGTCCTATCTCACTCCAAGACATGTTACCGAACTGTTTCATAGCCGTTGCTAATTTAGCAAGACCTTGTACTACAATGAAGATAGATCCAGATCCAATAATGCTTTTAAGTCCAGCTATTTTACCTAAAGCACCTGATATACCAGCTACTTCTGCAAGTGCTCCTCCCATTCCGGTAAGTCCACGTCCTATCTCACTCCAAGACATATTACCGAACTGTTTGAGTGAATCAGCCATTTTATTTAACGATTGAACTGCTACTAATAGTCCAACACCGCTCAGGATTGATTTAAAACTACTTATACCGTTCAATGCTTTCAAGGCTATAACCAGTTCTGTAAGTGCTCCTCCCATTCCAGAAAGCCCATGTCCTATCTCACTCCAAGACATGTTACCGAACTGTTTCATAGCATCGCCAAGAATCTTACAGCTTTCTGATAAAGCTAGTAGTCCAACACTCGTAGAGGCTGGTATTTTTACCTTATCAATGGCTTTTAATCCTAAACAAAGTTCTGCAATACCAATACCAACTCCAGTCAATCCTTTTGCGATTTCGTTCCATGATAAACCTGCCAGTTTAACCATTGCCGTTGATAAAGTTTTCATAGCAATAGCAAGTAATAAAATAGAACTTCCAGCTTTAATAAGTCCTTTAGAATCGTACTTATCCAAAGTTTTATTGATTGATTTGAACGATGCGTTAAGCATTGCAAACATTGCTGCAATTGCTGATAATGATTTTCCGACATCAGCACTTTTCAATCCAGCAATACTTTTTAAAGATAATGCTAATATACCAATTGCAGCCGATATTGTAAGAAGTGTAGTAGCCTTTATTCCAGTTGTAAAAGATTCTAAAGAGTCATGTATAGAATCAAGAGTTTCTGTGAATTTATCCTTTACTCCCTTCGCAGGACCTAAAAAGTCTTCAAGTTTTTCTTTTATGAGTCCTATTACAGAAACGACTTTCATAACACCAGCAGTTATTCCACCGCCGATTAGTCCTTTGAATATATCACCAAGGGAAATATTGTTCTTAAACCATCCGGCTATATCTTTAATAGCCTGCCAAACCTGTGATACAACTTTTATAATTCGATTGCCAATATTAGGCAATGTGTTTCCAATTTTAAGTGCTCCGTCTGATGCTGCTTTAAGTACACTAGATATTCCGTCAGAAATAGTTGTAAGTATTCCTGTAAAACCATTAGAATCAAATCCTTTGTTTAAAGCAGTAAAGAAATCTCCGATAACGGCAGTTGCTGTTAAGAAGAGATTCACAAGTGCTTTTACTCCGTCAGAAGTAATCAGTTTACCGAAAGCTGTTCCAAGACTGGCAAGTATTTTTCCGAACACAGATACAACTGAAAATAAGCCACTAAATGTACTCTTCAGTTTTTTAGCGGTACTGTCACTTATTTTTATTTGAGACGTTAAATTTTTGAGACCTTCTGTGAAAGCAAATAACTTTTTGGATGTCATAGTCGGGAAAATATCTTGAAAAGCTTCTTTGACAGGCTTAACAATACTCCCTATACCATTAAAAATGTTTTTAAATGAATCTATTAAATCTTTTCGTCCTCCAAGATCTACCCATTCTTTTACGATAGCATTTCTTGCATCTGATGATTTGTTAATAGCATCACTTAGTACATCACTTACTGATGTCCATAATTCGCGGGCTTCCTCAAAATCACCAATTACCGTTCTCCAGGTTTCAGTCCAACCAGAACCTAATGCTTCTTTTACTGTGTCAATCAGCTGACTGAATGTTTTAACCTTTGTGGCTGCTTCACCGGCTGTTTTAGCCATATCAGCCATCTGCTTAGCTTCTTCTTTTGAGTATCCTTGATCTATAAACTTTTTAACGGCTGCTTCATATTCTTTCTGGGTGTCTGCTGCTGTAGAGAATTGGTCTAATGTCTGGGTAAGAACCTCTGTTGTAAGCCATCCAGTTTGCAAAGATTCTCTAAATGATCCTTTTGCAGCAATAGCAGCTTTAGCACCCGTTTGTAAATGTTCTGATGTCCGTATAAGGGCATCCTGAAATACCTGACCTCCCATACCAGCATTTACGACAGAGTTCCAGTCCATAAGCTTTACCGTTCCTGATGCAATAGCCTGAGATAACTGATACATCGCTGTTGATGCTTGCTGTGATGTTGAGCCTGATACCGCTGCTAAGTTAGCAATACCCTGAATAGCTGATACTGATGTATCCAGTTTTACACCAGCTGCAGTGAACGTACCGATATTTCGAGTCATTTCCGTAAAATTGTAAATAGTTTTATCAGCATAATGGTTAAGTTCATCAAGTGCCGCGTTTACAATTTTTACGTTAGTGCCTTCTTTCTGTGTATTTGCCAGAATTGTCTGTACAGCATTCATCTGCGTTTCATATTCAGCAAAGCCATCTTTTACTGGATCAATTGTTATTGCAGAAACGAGTTTTCTTCCAGCAGCCATAGCGGTATTAGTAATATTCATTAAAGCAGTCATTCCAACAACTTCCAATGCTGAAAATTTAGCTCTAACTGTTTCAATACCACTGGTCATTCCATCGAATCGTACTTTCTTTGTCGCTTCACCTATATTTTCAAGCCCTTTAGAGGCACCAGATAAGTTCAAACTTCTTTTAAGTTTATCAAGAGTAGACATGCTGGTCTGTACATTCTTCTCAAAGTTCGCATTGTCAAACCGCATCTCAACGACACGTTCATCAACTGTCTTACTCATATCTTAGTAACCTCCTCCCAAGCTTCTTTAGCCAACTGGTCAAAAATAGGCTGGATAGCAGGATTGATATAATCTCGTCCTTCTACCCAGCCACCAGTGCCAGTTCCATGACCATATTGCAGAATAATAGCAATAGGTACACCTTTATTTACATTTGAATTGAAAAATTCTAAGCTTACGCCTCCATTTTGACGTTTAATCTCGTAATACCATGAGGCTGCAGTTTTACCAGTATCTATAGGAGTTGCAGACGAAAGGGCTGATACTCCAGCTCGTCCATATTTGTCGAGCACTCCTATTTTGGCAGTTTCTTTTACTCGCTCAAAATATCGGTTAAGCTTAGAAAAGTCCCCCTTCTGTCTAAAACTTATCATGCTTACTCCTAATTGATTCTGATTTTCTGTCCTGGGTAAATGAGATTTGGATTCGATATTCCATTCTTTTGTGCCAGTTTCATACAAGAAGTACCATATCTGGAAGCAATACCTGATAAGGTGTCTCCAGATTTAACTGTATAATATTCGGCTGATGATCCATTGATTATAGACTGTACGGTACTATAACGATTTCCGAGAACAATTTTTCGAGTATCTCCGTTTCCATATTTTCCAGCTTTGACTTCAGATACCAATGTCTGATCGCTGGATGTAAAAATATGATCAATGAAATTCTGTACTTCAATATATCGATTTCCGAGAGCAACTCTTCGCTTGTCCCCATCACCATATCTACCCTGCATTACACCAACAGCGAGGTCTAATGTAGATCCTGATGGTGAGTTAATAAATACTGTAGAAGAACCCGAAACACTATTACCTTTACCAGCGTATTTGTTCCAATCTTCTTTTGTTCCATAAAACTTATCAAGATCCAGATTGCCATTCCATCCTGGTAATTGTCCGCAAGAACTGTACTGACGAATTGCACAGGTGTATTTTCCTTCGTTCCAAGGGGTATTTTGATATCCAGTCTGATTCATATCAGCGTACTGAGCGATCCATAATCCAAAGTTTCCAATATTAGAAAATTTATAAGCAACAGACTGCGAACAATATAGCATCGGACGAATACCGGTTTTGCTGTAGACATATTCAAGCCAAGCTTTGCACCATGAAGCATCCGCAGAACCGAATGATGGATTGTTCTGTCCTTCCCAATCAAGAGCTAATATTGTTTCTCCAATACGAGAGCCTACTTTCTCTAAGAAATAATTAGCTTCTGCTTGTATGTTTCCGCCATTAGCGTAGTGATAAATTCCAAGACATTTGCCAGCTTGCTTAGCCTGTGCATAAGCCCGTTCGTAATCCGGGTTGGTATATCCGGTTCCTTCTGTCGCCTTGATAATAACAAAATCGCAAGGTACCTTTGTCAGATCAATGCCTGACTGATAGCTTGCGATATCTATTCCATTTAAACTCATAGGAAATCCTCCTTATCCTTTGCTGTTGTATTTCTTTCTTCTTGCAGCATTAAGAGCTTTTCTCTGACTTATCATTTCATTACGATTCATTTTCTTTGGCGGAGACTGGTAACTTTCGCATACTCTAAGCAAAGTAAGAAGTTTGTTAAGATGCCATTTTTCGCACTCTAATGGAATGCCAGCCATAAGCATTCGCGCATATATAACTTCTGCGGTTATTATTTTTCGATTTTTCTTTTGGTTATGGTCATCAGAAAAAGTAGTTGCTGTCATCGGATCATTTATATAATCATTAATAAGCTGAAAATTCTCCGTGGTTAAACATTTATACACCAATGGATCAACATTCTGTGTAATAGTCATACATTTAACATAATGTACTGTTTCATCAACGGATTTATCTGTAGTATTTATAAACGATTTATGCCATTTACTTTCCCATTTATAGATAGACATAAGTGAATGCTCCAATTTCAGTTTATGCTCACGCACAGTAATAAAAGTGTTGCTTTCACTCATGTAAAGTTCTCTTTCTGGTACTACTATAGTTAGCATATGGAGCCTCCTTAAAAATTAGGCAATAGCCGGAGTCGGTGCTGCTGACGTATCGATATCTTCTGGTACGATACCGTTAACAAATGCTGCAGCTGCTTCTGAATCTGTAGCTAATTCCATGAAAAGCTTAGAATATGCTTCTGTCTGAGCGAACTTATTGCACAGTTTATGTCCGTCTTCATCTATTTTGATAAAGGCTTTTCCGTCATCACTCTTTTCTCCATAAGCTTTCAGGATAAGATCCTTGAATACCTTAACGATTGCTGGTATATCCTGTGTTGACATAATTTTCTGAATCATAGCCTGCAGACCGCCTGTTGTGCTTAATTCCATTTCCATAAGTTCAGCTTTAGAAAAATGAAAATAAAAGTCTTCTTTTCTTGTTACATCGTTAAAATCTGTATATTCAATTGTTTTTTTTAACATAATTGTTTCTCCTTTCATAAAAAAAAAGAGACCTCACCTTTGACAATGAGATCTCTTACGATAATATTGATCCTTATTTATTCAGTAGCTTTCATAAGCTCAGCGATTTCATCTGGAAGTGGAAGTCTTGGTCCATTTCCAGTTTCATCTCCGTAAAGGATCTTTTCAAGGGCTTCAAGCTTAGCTTTGTCTACTTTTGTAGAATTGATTTCCAAAGATGCAGTAGGCTTAGCACCGACAACTTTAACTGGTGTTGTACTAACTTCCCAGGAAAATGAACCTGCTTCAGGGCTGTCGTTCACTGTATCGTGACTCTTTTCTGACGGTGCTGCAAGTGCTCCATAAATCATATGAAGCTTGTATCCATGGTCATCCCCATCTGTATCGTTACCAAGAATTGTCTTATAGCAAAGACCGAACGTACTGCGTTTCTGCTGCCCGATGGTAACTCCTGGTGCAATTTCTTTGGTACCGTCGCATTCTTCAAATTCATCTGGATACATGAAAGCTTCGATAGTTGCTGAATATTCTTCAACAGACATCAGATTCAGATACTTGATGTTATCTGCATAAATTGGGCTTGCTTCTGCACCACTCGGAGATTCTGTAATGTTAGAAATACCGTTCCAAGCTACTCCTTTTGGATATGTTCCACCAGTTCCCTGAACGTATAATGCACACTGGCTGACACCAGTTTCGTATTCGCGTTCGCCGGTTTTGTCCCATTCAAGTTTAGGCATAATAGTTGTCCTCCTTTAAAAATATAATGTTAATGAATCGTGATAAAGGTTGTCAGAGATGTAACGACGATCATAAGAACAATACGGAAGCTCCAATAATTTTTGAATTACAGGATTGTCCGGTCTGTTAGAAATAACTGTAAGGTCGTATCTTGTTAGTAAACGATATGTCTTATTATTGGCGTACACTCGTGTAAGTTTCCCTTTTACATATGTAATAGCCGGATAAGTCATCTTTACATTAGGTGATGGCTGATAATATACATACCTGGAACCTAACAGCTCTTCTAATTTACTCTGTAGATTCAGCCGTGTTCCCATTCCACACACCTCCAACCGTTAATATAAGTCTCGGAAATTGAGGTTCAACCTCCGTAACTTTCCATTTGGTTCCCATGTATTCCACATATGCTATCGTAGAATAATGGTATAAGGCATACTGATCGGCAATAATGCTTATCTGTTTTGCAAGTGTAATATCATCGTTAATCCGATCAGCGGTTTGCCTTCTCCAACGGGTACTGATTATGTCTCCCTGATAGTGTTTTTCTACAATACTGTCCTCGTGAAATCCAGGTTCAGTTTCTATATCGTCAGCAATACCGACGATGCCGTACCATTTAGCCATAATCAGTCCTCCATTTTGATTTTTTTTCGCTTCAATCCAAACAGCTTATAATTAAGCTGCTACAGAATTAAGTTCAGCTGTCTTTCCAACAAATTCAACTGCAACTGCAGAATACGGTTTAATCAGTGCTCCTGAACAACGTGTTTCGATAAGATATTTCTGTTTGTTGTAATCGATATCGAAATCATCAAACATATTTACGGCACCGCCCTTATCTGTGCCAACGTTGTAATCCACAAGGTTTACATAGATGCCACCAAGGATATGTGTATCTGCACCAACAACTCTGGACAGATCTTCCATAACCGGTACAGGTACAATCTTGCTTACACGAAGAGCTGTAGCAAGTTTCTCTACAGTATCGTAAATGACACGTTTGTTTGTATCTTCAAGAAGCAGGCAGTTTGTAAGCATATCTTCTGACATGTACATAACCGGGTTTCCTGATCCTTTATAATTCTTTCTTGACTTGATACAAGCTTTGATAAATGATCTTGCTTTTTCTTCCTCAGTAGTAGCTTTTGTGATAGCAACAGCCGTTTTAACAGTGTATACATCATCATCTGTCCAGATTGGTCTGATATTCTGTTCGTTAATCTTATCTGCAGAAGACTGAGTTCTTCCATCTCCTACCAGGATTGCCCGAGCGAGTTCCTCATTTAACATAGTTTTCATCTCAGATTTCAGCCATGCCACAACATCGAAATCTGTAATGTCAACCATATCATCACGATCCAGGCTCTGATGCTTATAAACTGTAACCGGTGTTGTTACCCTCTTAAGCATCTTGAATACTTCATCCTTCTTCTGGTTTCCTTTAATGTATCCTTTTGCTCTTGCGTCATCTTCAGTAATGTCTGCAAATACAGATTTAACCCGGGAGAATGGTGTTTTATGTACTGAATTCATGACATCAGTTACCCAGAGATCTTCTCTCTTGATAAATCCCGGTACGTTTTCAACTTTCTGTGCATCTGGGAACATGTAATCGATGTTTGTAATTCCATGTGCCAGTACTGTATCTGCCAGAGATCTATTAGTTCTCTTTGCTTCCGTTAAAATATCCATCTGCTCAGCATGTGAGAGAACTTCCTGATCCTGTGTGTTGGTTTCCTGATCAAATGCGTTGTATTTCATAGTCTTGTCTCCTCCTTCATTTTCGTCATCTTCTTCGTCAGTGTCTACTCCTGCTTCTTCAAGAGCCTGACCAATAATTGCATATACTGCTGTCTTCTGTTTATCTGTGAGCGTATTAAATACGTCAGCTACTGTTTCATTGTCATCATCTTCATCGGAATGCTGCACGTTTTCATTGTCGTCTTCTTCATCAGTGTCTACTCCTGCTTCTTCAAGAGCATTTCCGATCATCGCGTATACTACCGTTTTTTGTTTGTCTGTAAGAGTATTGAATACGTCAGCTACTGTTTCGTCTTCATCCTTACTGGAAGCACTATTTGTTTCTGTTGCCACTGCTTTTTCTCCTTTCAAGTCGTCTTTTTTATCTTCTGAATCATCAGAATGTGATAATGTATCAATATTCTCGATGTATTCCCCGGACATGATGTATCCTTCGATTTCTGAGTCTTCTCCATGTGCAATAACTGTATCAATAACAGCTCCAGGATTAGCTCCAGCAAGAACTAAACTCACTTCTCTGATGATTCCGTGTATTACGTCGCCACCACGCTGAATAAGCTTGTTTGCATAAATAGACAGTCTATCTACGTCTTTGTGCTGAACTAATTTCTTAGCATTCTGTCCTGAATCTGTATCATTGAAAGTGATGTATGCGTATACACCGTCTCCTCTGTTTTCAAGTAATGCATGACCAAGTACAGCGTTCGGATCATTGTGTTCATGATTCCAAACAACAGGTACGGTTTTTCCGTCACACTCTGAGAAGGCGTTCTGAAGTATTGTTCGTCCATCTGAGCATCGCATATTAGCTTTAGTAGCCCATCCGGAACAATCTGCTTTGATAGCCATTTTGAATTACCTCCATATTTAGTGTTACATTTATATATCCAAAGTAAGATACGACTAACTCAATTGCAAAATGAATGGGCTAGAATATGGTTTTGTATCTCGTATTTCAAGCGGCATTTATTTAGTTTTCAAATTTGTGGAATATCTTGACTTTTAGATTTAAGATTTAGTTATCATTTTCGGATAACATAGAAATAGGTATATCGCCTATAGATGTTTCAGAAGAATTCTCCTCTGATTTGTTTTCAGTCGATTGATTAGTCTGCTTTTCGTCCGGCTGATTTAAGTTACTGTTGATAAGTTTGTCCGCTTTTGGATCATCAGATGGTTTAAATCCGATTACTCCACGAATCTCATTACTTGTGAGAATTTCATTACGTGTTAACTTATCTGCAATTTCAGCAATGTTATTTACAGGAACCAAACGGAACGGATCTCTGAAGAACATAATTGTCTGAGACTGTGATCGCGCAGTTTTGGTCAAGAACTTACGAGTCATTTCATCTGTTATTGCTGAAACTATAGGTTCGATAGTGCGCGAATTGTAATTAAGCATTGTCTGCTCATCAGCGGTTCCATTCAGAACTTCTTGTGTAATACCTAACTGACTGTACAGTTCGTTCCGTAAATACTCAACCTGTTTCATTAGATTATTTTCCACGGGACGATTTAGCTGTATTATCTTTTCAGTTCCGTCTACATATGCTATTCCATACGGACCTTTAAGCTGTTCTTCTATATCTTTTTTACGTTTCTCCGCTTCTTTTCTTCGACTTTCCGACTTGATTACGTATGGTAACTGAATAATCATGTCGAGCTTTCCAGAGCTTGTTGTTTCATCAACTCTATCCAAAAGAGTTAATTTACGAATAAGCCGTTGCATTGTAGAGTTAGGCTCATTTATGATTGAATACATAGGATTTTCAATTATACCAATGATTCGCTTAGGTAAAATAAGTTCTTCTCTATGTCCAGTTTTCTGATTATATAACTGAACTTTTACATGTTCTGGATACCACTCTAATATTTTTCCAGTTCTCATAGTCTGTATATCATATGATCCTGTTACTGTTGGATCTATAGTAGTATCTACCGGAACCATAGCAACAACGCCCTCATCGAACATGCTTTCTACTATGTCCTGTTTGAATGCTCGCCCAGTCTGATCTAAATTAGCTTCAAGATTCAGACAGTTATCCAACCCAGAACTAATATATTCTTTAAATCTACCGTTTTCATCAACTCGGCAATGCCTAATATTTATAGAAGCAACGTCCAATGCTATCCGCGTGTATATCGAAGTGACTATGGACTGCTCATTCCGAATAAATGTTCTGATTCTGTCCGGACGGTAAGTGCTGCTCGATCCTATATTATAATAGGTAGGTTCTCGATTTCTAAAGACGTCCCAGCTATGTCTGAGTACATCAAATATTCCCATTTTGATTTTCCTCCTGCTGTTGGTTCTATTATTTACATATATTTCAAAGTTCTTTTAATCTGTCGTTTAAAAGTGCTGTTTCCTCTATTTACAGTTTCATACTGTGGTTTTACAGCATCAAGAACATGATTTTTAACGTTTCTACCAGTTTTTGTTGCAGCTTCTTTAACGTTCATTCCGGCAAGTTTTCCACTAACCTTGACATATTCCCCAGTAGCTTTTGCTAAGTCTCTATACGGTTCTGTAGCCTTTCCAACTTTGTTTCCAGCGGTAACGACTTTATTCAGTCCTTTATCTATTTTCGTATTAGTAGCATCTTTGTACATTTGACGTCCGGTAGAAATAACCTTGGCATTATTCTTTCCAATAGTCTTATCCCCTCGTCCATATAAAACAAAGTTATTTCCAAGACCATCCTGATAATGCGAAGCTGTTTTACCATTAGTAAAGGACGTTGTTCCGATTTTTTTCATAAAATTTTCATTGATATAAGATCTCGCTTTTTGCATAGCTGCTTGATTACGTTTGTTTGATATATGCTGAGCTAGTTTATATGTTCCATATGCAGCTAATGCAGTTCCTACTACAGCAGTACCTACTTTAATTGCTTTCTTTCTCCTAGCTAACTTCTGTTCTGCGGATACAGTACTATTTGATTGGGTTGATTTTGTTTTACTGGATCTAGTACCAGTTGATACATACTGCTGAGCCTTCCTTTTACCCCATTTCATACCTGGTATACCATAGTGGTAGAGTTCGTCTGGATCAGAAGCTCTTGTTATTATATAATTCATGTCTTAGTCTCCTTTTTCTCCTACTTTTATTCAAATTCTTCTTTATGTTCTTTCCAAGCTACAAAAGCGTCCATCATAGCTGCTACACAGTCTATCTTATGTTCTCTTTTGCGCTTGTATAATTTACGGTTTCCATTTGTATCTTCCAACGTGATGCAGTTACCCATAGCAAAGGTCATAATCTCTTCATCGAAAATTAACATTCGTTCCTCAGATAGCTTCTTCAACTCGCCAAGTGGAATTGATTCTGTTTTTGCACCCTGTGGTACTTTTTCAATTCCGTATGGTCCGTTCTCGGTTTCCCATCTACCTACGAATTCTTTTGCACCATATGGATCATAACCGAAGCAGCGCACGTCATAATCGCTGTCTATAATGTGCTGATCCAAATCCTCATAAACCGCAGTCATGTCAAGAATCGTACCCTCTAAAACAATAAGGCTACCCTCTTTCATGAAATCATCGTATTTAGTTCGCATAGCTCCTGGTAATTTCTTTAGAGTTAAAGAAGAAATGTAATTACGAGTTTTTATTCCGAATGATCCGTCTCGTAATGGAAATAAGAAAGTAAACGAACAGAAGTCGTCTCCCTGTGATAAGTCTGCCCCCATAGCACAAGGCATCTGCCAAAAATCTCGGTGCCGATGTGGAAGTGTTTCTTCGTATGTAAAGTAATACGTATAACCTTCCAGCGGAATACCGAATCTCTTAGCCAGTATGTCATTTCTTACCGCCGGTGCTTGTTCAGCTCTGTCTACATCCTGCTGGTATGTTTCGTAAGTAACGGTCTTATCAAGATTCGGATTTGCTTTCACCCACATTTCAGGGCGATTTACTTCATCAATTGAGTCAAGCTTGTACCACCAGATTGATACATGTGGGTTCCTGTATTCATTCTTAAGGATTTTTGACAATTCCATTTTGATGGTATCGCCACTACCGTTCCGTACTGTACCTTCAGAGCTAATTGCTACAATCAAGTAATCATCGTTCTTTGATGCTCCCTGTTCAAGAGCCCCGATAACATCCTCACGAACATCTCCAGATAACCATTCATCTACAGTATTGATTCGGCTATTCAAACCCTGCAGCTTGTCTATACTCATTGGTCTTATTTCAAGCAATGATCCAGTGAGAAAGTTCTCGATACCTTTTTTGGTACTTGCCAATTTCTGACGATTAGCCTTTGATCCTGTAGTATTCTGTAAAGATCCTTCAGTAAGGAATTGGAATAGGGGTCCTCTGGCTCTTGTGATGGCAGTCCTGATTGGTGATAGTACTTCTTCGGATTGCTTCATAGTAGGGGCTGTAGTAACCTGATGAGTAGTTGTAGTATCTACATTTAAGAAATACGATTGAATGCAGGCAGCGTACATAGATTTTGCAGCACCTCTAGCTACAATAAGAAATTGCTTATTGATCAGTCTTTTCTTGATAGTCTTCTGTACATAATGACCCTCTTCCGGATCGTAAATACTTCGCTCGACATAGTAATACCAACCGAATATCTCTTCAGCCCATAACTTGAACGAATCTAGTAGATGTAGATCTTCACCGTCTGTAAGAGTTAACTCGTTCTCACAATAATGAATAAAACCCTCAACAGCTTGGTCATCATACCAAACTCCGGGGTTCGCAATTAAGTCATCTATACGATGCATTTCAAGATTTACTTCTTCATTAACTGGTATCTCGCCTCTGATCACGGCGTCTCTGAATTTACCATAGTAGCGCGGAACTGCTGTATTACTTAACGCCATGATGATTCACCTACTTTTATAACGTTCATTTGTATATTTCCACAATTTATCAATCTTAATGGTTCATTTTATATAAACTTGCAACTGCAACAGTGCCATAGGCTGCTAGTATAGCTCCTGTATTCCGAATGGCATCCTTATTAGCGCGAGACTTTGCCTGCTCTACAGTCATTCCATTATCGACTACATATTTGGCTGCTTTCTTTCTGGTTGCATTATTGTAAGTAAGTTTTTCGCCCAATGATGCACTCTTATTTAAGCTTTTATACGTGTTTTTGATTTTTTGCTTACGTTCTAATTTCGCTTTTTTATAATCTTCTTTTGCGGAATTGAGTTTGTTTGCGTCTACCTGAGTTTTCGCCCATCTGGCATCATTAGCTTTACGACGCTCTTTGCTAAAACTATAGGCTTCTGCACGATGTTTATAAGCATCATTGAAAGATTTATTATATGCTTTCTTTGCATTTTTATAAGTAGTTTTAGCGGAATCAACTTGGTTTCGAAGACTAGAAGTCGGTAATGATTTTCTATGACCCCACTTCATACCTTTGACGCCGAAGTGGTAGAGTTCGTCTGGGTTTGCTCGTGTTATGATGTAGTTCATTTTTGTTTCCTCCTCTCACCCCCTACTTAAATTTGGGGGGGTAACTTAGTAAACATAACCCATAAAGTTCTTCACTTTCTTAGCAGTGTTCATAAGATTACTGATATTCTGAGTACTAAATCGAACAGAATTGCCGTTCAGCGTCACTTGATGATTGCTGAGATATTTATTAACTGCATATGTTCCTCCTGCTATAGCAGCACTTGTCGCTGCTGTTTTCACAGTCATAGTCATGGCACGTTTAAGCGCCGCTTTCTTCTTGGAACGTTTCGCTGCTACTTCTGGAGCACGTCTTGCGTTGGCTCTTTCAATGTCATGTTTACTCATTAACTTGTTGTACTGTTTTTGAAGTTGTTTATTTGTCGGATCAATATCCAACTGTTTCTTTATTTTCTTTGCATCACTAAGGTATTTACGAGAAAGATCCGATCCAACTTCTTTCTTAATCTGACCTTTACGATATGTCGTATTACCTTTGAGAGCTTTCTTATAAGCTTTTGTATCCTGTTTATACTGAGTCTTTAGAGTCTTATCTGACTTATTACTCTCGTAAGCTCGCTTCGATACATTTGCTTTCTTCCCGAGTTCCACGGCATTGGCTTTCTTCTTAGTGTTTTCGCCCCAGTTCTTAAAACCAGCATCAACCTTTTCGTTTCTTCTACGAGCAATTGCTGATCTGATACCTGTTGAACTGTAGCTAGATTTACGCTTTCCCCACTTCATCCCTTTGACTCCGAAGTGGTAGAGTTCGTCTGGATTATCGCATCTTGTTATTATGTATTTCATTTTTTGTTTTACCTACTTTACTTATTGTTTTGTGTTATCTCATGTGATACACTATTCTCATATACGGGGAGGATAATAATCATGGATAACGAAATAACTAATGTCGAGTTTGACTCATTACAAAACGTGACTGATTTCAAAGTAATGCCTTTTGATATTTCCACTATGATACCGACACAATATACTGAATTGGAGTTGTCCAAATCACAAAAATCTCAGTTAGGATTACTGCAATCGCAATTTCCTAATATATTGTCAAACGGTGCTGCTCTGAATTCATACATTGTGGAGTTTCCAGAAGGACTGCCGCATACCATGATGCAGTTAAAGCAAGGTGGTGTCAGTAGCACGCTCATGGGTGCCAATGGTAAAATAGCCGGAACAGCTTCACTATACAGCACACAAGCATTGGGCATAGCCTGTATTGGATTTGCTGTTATGTCGTTTGCTACAGGTCAGTATTATCTTGAAAATATTCATAGTGATCTGAATCTTATTAATCAAAAGATAGACAAAATTTTAGGATTCTTGTATGGAGAAAAAAGTTCTGAATTATTAGCTGAAATAACTTTTGTTAATGATGCTTATAAAAATTATTCGTCCATAATGCAAAATGAACTTCAGAAATTAGCAACAATTACAAATCTTCAGGCGTCCAAGAAAATTGCTATGAAAGACATCGAATTTTACATTGATGACTTAACTAAGACCGTTAATATACCATCCAAAAATTATCAAGATTTTGAGAAGATTGTGTCTGATGCTTTGAAGATTAAAGACTGTCTGACATTAGCCAAGCAACTTTATACTTTATCTAATATACTCGAAGTCTATTATTCAGAGAATTTTGACACTAAATATGTTCAGTATATTAAAGAGTCTATTGATGGATACATAAGTAAATGCGACAATCGTATTCTTACTGAGTTCAGTCATCTGAATGGGCGTAACAGTGAATTTAAGTCAAGTCCTTTAAAGAAAATCGATACTTCATCATTAGAAGATTTATTATCTAAAGTTATTGATGAATACTCTTCTGTTAAAAAGTCTGAAGATCGCAGATGTGCTATAGAATCGTTAGAGTCAATGAGTACTCCAACAGAATATGTTATTACAAACGACAATCGTGTGTTCTTTAAGAAAACGTCGTAGTAATTATTGTAAGCCTGGGTATGATACACTCAGGCTTATCTTAAATAATCTTTAGTTTTAAGTTCTACATATGAACTACATTCTGAGATTGTTTTATTACCCATCTTTGTGACTAAACCTAATGTATTAGCCACTGTTTCTTTGGCAATTCTTTCAGCATTATATTTTTTATACATCTGATTTACTATTTTAGGATTTGTTTCAGATACTGATTGAAGTTTCACAGAATCTGTATCAAATACAATCATTGGTCTTTTTGCATGATAACTGGAATATTCTTTATCGTTGTAATCAAGCAAAGCATTATAACCTTTTTTCTTTAATTCCGAATAAAACTTATCCTGAGCTGCTACTTCCTGCGGATTGTGATTCGTCAATGAAAGATTTAAAGCTTTATAAACAGCTATTTTTTCATTTTTAGACATCTTCTCAGGGTCTTTTTGTAAAGCATTTTGAGCTTGTTTGAATAAAATCTGTTGCTGACCGCGCCTCATTTTGCTTTTAGAATCCTCGATAGACGCTACTACATTCTTTTTAAATTCCTTATCTTTAAGTAGGCTAGCCGTTATATGTCCTGCGTTCTCATCCGATGGGACTCGTAACTTCTTAGTTGATGAAATCTTTAACTGGTAGACTTTCATGTTATCACTAATAGATCTTAGTTCTTTTGCATTTGCTAAATCACTTTCACTTCCAGAAACCTTTGCTTGTTTTTCTGCTTGTTTAGCCGCAGCATTCGCACGACTTGTAAGGTTCTTACCAAATAAGCCCATGTATTTATCTGAATCTTGTTTTTTATATGTAGCATAAAAAGCAAAATTCTCAAACTCTTTACTTGTTTGTATTCTCGAGAATGTTGTGCCCTTCTTTAAATACGTGTCTACATATTGTTTTCCAGTTACATATGTTCTGGTGGTATTGGCAATATCTTTTACTTTCGCATTCATCAATGAAGTAGAACGTTTTAATACACTGTTCGATTTATTACTGTAATAACGTTTTGCGCCAGCCGGAGTGACACTACCGTCTGCAAATTGGTATCTGCGTACACCCCATTTCTGTGCTTTGATACCGTGGTGATATAATGTATCCATCATGATTATCCCTTCAGTTCTTTAATAGCTAACGCGATACCTAATGCAGAACTTGTTACAGCCAATACGTTTCCTGCGGTTTCAAGAGTACGGCTGGCATATTCTCTTCCTCGGGATTCGTTTTTAGGATTAAACATGTTATTATATTGCTGCTCTAATATGGCGCGATTAATCTGTTCTCTCATCTGTTGATCGGTCATGTTACTCAAATCCATTTTTTCAACCTTACGATTTCTTGTCGATGTATCCACACTTCTCTTTACATCATTTGTAAGATTTCTACTTGAATCAACAAGTCGTTTAGTTCTCTCGGTGTCTTCTTTGGCATACCGTTTAGCATCAAATTCAAGATCAGTACGTCCATTCTTTTTTGATACATTATAATATTTGCCAGTGCTTTCGTCGTATTTTGTAAAATTCTTTTCTCTAGCGTCCCTAGCATATCTGTTTTTACCTTTATTAGTTAAGCTACCATCAGAGTTTTGATATCGTCGTATCCCCCACTTCATGCCTTTAACTCCGAAGTGATATAATTCATCAGATGAGTTTTCACGCCTAATTACAATTGGCTCGTTCATTTTAATTACCTCCTTCCTATAATCATTTTGAAAGTTCTGATTCAAAATTCAGTCGCCACTCAAACTCTTGTATAGCCTGTTTAATACAGTCCATGTGGGATGAGCTTGACGGAGGATCGAACAGAAGTCGTACTTTCATACATATATAGGTTTTTACAGGCTCAAAATTTTCATATGTACTTGGAAGGAAGTCCGTCCACTGCTCAGTTCCAGTTGATAGTTGAAAAGTTTTGTCGGGTCCAACACCCATCTGATGTAAAATCATAAACACTGAATTGATGTGCATGATAAGGGTTTGATCAAATACTGTATAATCAGGCATAATTCCAATAGCCTCTTTAACATCATTCAATATACTGCTGTTATTCACGGTTATCTCCTTTCTGCCAGTTAACGTTTCCAAGGACAAGTATCGTTGGGTCTACGCTCAATTGGCTCAGTAATAAGAATGCTTTCATCTCCGTAATGAATAGCGTTGTGTGTGATTAGACTTGTCGAAATGACATTCTCAGGATCAAATACTTTCGTATCTCTTTGTTCTATGTCACATAACGCAATCGGATTGATGTGATGTATCAGAATCTTCCCTTGAATTTCATAACCCGGAGTCGCCAAGTCGCATCCATTGTCTCGTATTACAATGTTTCTCCGGAATCTTCGCCACTCTGATGACTGATATAGAATCTGATTGAGATAACGATCGTATCCGAAAGTTTTATCTCCAATTGTTCCGTTTAATTTCAAGTATCGGTACCGATCTATAAATCGTGGTAGTTTAACCAATTCCGAATAGGATCTATCATAATTCTTCATATTCGTTAACATCTCCATGTCCAGCATAATCACGCATTGCTTTGATGGCATTCGCATAAAGGTCTTTCATTTCTTCACTGGACTGGTAAGCTTTGGCTTTGGCTTCAAGAACCGCATTTTCTTTCTTTAATTTTTCTTTTTCCAATTCTGCACGTGTTGTTCCAAGCTTAAGAAAATGTGTAATCACCTGGGAGGATGCAGTACCGTCCAATAGCTGTTGTTCTGCTAAATTAACAGCTAAATCGATAAGCTGATTCTCTCTGGCTTCTGGACTAAGAGCCGGTCTAATCTTTCGTGACTGATTAGATGGCTTTGTAGTGCTTTTTGCCATAGTTACTGCCTCCTCTATGTATGTTGTGTCCTACTTTTACAACATTTAATAGAACCTACAAGATCGGTATTCATCCCACAATCACTAGAAAGGAGAATAAAGCGTATGAACGTGTACGAAAAGCAGAGGTATCCCGAAAAGGTGGTATCTTGTAGGTTCTATTAAATGTTGTTGTAATGTTTTGGAAATTGTAATTGAATTTATTTAAAAGAAAGCCCCACTCTCTTTTGACGGAGAATGAGGCTGAGCGATGGTTTGATTTTAATGAATATATTCCCAATCTTCGGCAAGAATGTCAGCATTACTCGGATTCCACATAGCATGACTTCCATCTGATGTCTTGATCTGAAGATATGGTTCACATTTAAAAAGGTCTCCTTCGTGAAGACCCCAAGCATTAGCGGTCTGGATATTGCAAGGAATACCTGCAGGATATCCTTTCTGATATACTACGAACATTCCTTTGCCATTCCAACCGTGTCTGAAGATTTTCTCTCCAGATTTTACTTTTTCAAGTGCCTGTCCAAAAGTCATTGGTATCAACCTCCTCTGAAAATATTGATTTGCTTTTCCAAAATATCCCGTGAATAACTATCACCGATAATCAATACGTTTATCTCATCTTTTGAAATCTCATTGTTTACCATCGAACCGTTTTTAATTGATAACTTAACATCGGTTGAAATTCTTCTGTCAACTAAAGCTCCCCTTTAATTAACCGGAGAAACTATCTAAACTGAATCGCCTCAATCTGCAATGCCTGTCCGACTGTACCTAGTGTAGATACACCGTCAGCTTTCGTCCAGTCTGTCCAACCAGAATTTTTTACGTGCACTCGATACTCAAAATCTCCGTCAAAGCACAAGCACTCGATACGCTTATTCTGTCCTGTGGTACCGATTACAGTGTCTTTTGTGACCGTGCCATAATCTTTCCAGCCGATACCCTCAATGTGCGCTTTTGCCTTGATTTTGATGTTCAGCGGATTGATTTTAAAAGCTTCCAATCTGAGATTGTGACCCGTGATGCCAATGATATTCTCGCAAGCTCTCTCTCCTAACCAGCCTCTGTTCTGGACGTGTGGATTGACAAGGAATTTAGCAGCCATGATCTCGATTGCTTCAATTTGCAATCCTTTTCCTTTTGTTCCAGCCCAGTTTCCGTTGAATGTCCAATCAGTCCATCCGATGTTTTTCTGGTGGACTCTGTAGATGTACGGCGTATCCTTGCCGGCAATCTTGATTGCTTCGATACGCTTGTTCTGTCCTGTGGTGCCAAGGATTGTGTCTTTGGAGATATTCTTGTATTCCTTATCGCCCACATCCTTGATATGTACTACTACGTCTGTTTCTCCGACAGGAATAAGTCGGAACGCTTCGATTCTCCGGTTCTGTCCTGTCGTTCCTGACATACGACCATCAGACTGCCAACACGCCCATCCGATGTCACGGATATGTGACTGGTAGGATACCTTACCGTAATGCTGTACTGAGTCCTGAGATGTTCCACCAGATGTTACCTTACCATCAGAATCCTCTTTTGCCGGAGATGCCGTAGTGATGCCGAATGCATTAAGGATACCTCTTGCCAGATCATCCATCTGACCGTTGAATTTGTTCAGATCGCCAGAATTGGTAATGAAGCCATTTTCCAGTAGTCTGTAGCTGTAGCCCCTCTGTGCTGCTCTCCACGGATTTGCAAGGTCATCTCTCGGTTTGATTTTTTCGGCACGTCCTGGAAAGAATGAACTGATAAAGTTAGCCAGTGCCGTGTCGTATTTGTCTGGACTATAGCCCTCCTCAATAATTACATGACCGCCTTTTACAGACGGAACATTGCTGTCCATGTGTAATTCCAGAATCTGCCAATCTTTCGGAATATTAAGGCTCATGATTCCATTGTCTGCGTACCAGTTCCGGTTCATATCTGCGACCGTGACATTTCCACCACCTAATGCTGATAATCTGGAAGCGAGCGCACGTACACGCTCTGCCTCCGTATATCCATATCCTACTGCTCCGCAATCACCGGCGCCATGACCAGCGATAATAAATAAATGTGCCATAGTATCTCTCCGTTCTGTCTTTGTGCTGTCTACTCAGCTTTATTTAACTGTTTAAACACCTGGTTTACATAATTACTAAGTCCAGCAACCAGAATGCCCTGAACGATTGCTGTGAAAATTGCCATGACGGTACCTCCCTTACACTATTAAATATCAATACTGCTTTCTTGAAAAATCCCGCCGGAGAAAATATCAAGACCGCCGCGATGCAGGGAGGGGGTGTAATTTTTGAAGTACCCCCTACCCCTTTATTCATCATGTCATATGGTATATCTATCATATTTCTTATGTTTTTCAATCTTTTTTGTTCTTTAAAGCGGAAATATTTCTTTATTTCTGTCTCCAACAATCGTATTAGATATGATTGCTTCGAACGGCAAGCTGAATACATGAAGATAAAGAAAGATTAAACAGCAACTTTAACAATTCGTTCAACTTTCTTAAAGTTATTGAAAGGATTCATAACAATGATTTCATCAATAGCTCTTTCAATCTCTTTGCTTGCTTCTTTCTGTGACATGTCATCAGTAACATTAGAGATTCGATCGACATAACCACAACAATTGTAACCTTTTTCCATGTCATAATTATACCAATCAGAGAACTCCTCAAAAGGATCAAATGGATTGTCAAGTGTAGTCAATCGATAGTCTTTCTCAGTAATAGTTTCGTTTGTCATACTTAAACCACATCCTTTCCTTTAATGTACTTACTAATAGTAGTAGTTGAGAAGCCAGTCTTCTTTGCAATCTCACCAATCGTATAGTTAGACGCTGACATTGCTTTGATTCGTGTAATCTGTGCAGAGCTTGGTGAAGTAGTAAGCTTTGGTGTTGCTCTTGCTCTAAGCTTATCAATGTCTGTATTGTTCAGTATGTCTTTAAGCTTAGTCTCAGATATAGCACCAGCCTGTATTGCTTCCCATTCCCGGTCACTTATCTCAATGTTTCGGTCTGCTCTCCGAACAGATCCAACCTCTGATCTATACTTGTTTACAGATCTCTGACGTAACTTCTTTACATCTTCTTTCTTCATATCCGGATTGGCTTTAGTCCGCTCCTGTATCTCTACATTAGCACGGCGTAGTGCCTCCCTCTCCCTCGGTTTATTCATAAAGGCGTTCGTTAGCTTATTATCCAGGGAGGTTACTTCTGCTTGATACTTCTGCTTAGCCTTGGCATCATATGGTATCTTACCGGTATTTGCAATTTCAACACGAGCTTTGTTAGCCAGGGCTTTCATATCGTTGGCATAGCTGGCGTACTCTAACTCCATAGGGTGTCGTGATGCAGATACTAAACTGTAAGCGTCGTCAGTTTCCGCCATTTTACTACTCTTCTGAGTACGGGTCTTAACATTATATTGGATGGTACCATCTGGGTTGGTATATGTGACTTCGCCAGTGGTCTTATTCTTTCTTTCAACAGGGTTATACTTTTTATAGTCATCCGGGTTCTTAGAATCGTATATGATTTTCTTTCCATCAACAGTACGGATCTCCGTCATGCCTGGATACTTTTTACTTTTACCTCGATCTACATAATATAAATCATCAGCTGGTTTCCAAAGCTTAGCTCCAACTGGTTTTGTAGGATCATAGTATTCTTTGTCAGGCAAGTTAGTTTTATAACTACCCTGTCGTTTAGGTACAGTATATTCACCCTTTGCTTTTGATAAGATGGTACTTGCTCCACCTATTTTTATGTTACCATTAGCATCAATACTTCTCTGGAACTCTGCTTTAAGTGCTGCAATATTATTGTCGACTTCACTCTGTTTGTAATCCAGATGATGCTTCTCTGCATCGATAACAACCATGCTGTGCTTTACGGCTCTGGCAAGTTTAGATTCAGATGCTCCTGCCAATGTCATGTCTGTGATAAGATTAGAAATAACGCCCATCTGTTTCTGAGTATCTTTCATGATCGGATACTCTTGTCCATTTCTGGTATAATGTTCTACACCTTTAGCATCAACGGTTTTAGTTCCACCATATGCTACTTTCGGATCGAAGCCTACCAGATCTTTAAGTTCATGTTTGTTTTTAATATTGACCTTACCACCTGCATCATTTGTAGGAATACACATTACAGTGTCTCCATCAAAGTCCGCTCCTGATAATCGATCAGCTATCTTATGATTGATACCAACAGCATCAATACTATTTTTACCGATGATCTCATTGCCTAGTTTATTCTTGTTGTTGACCGTAAGAATTGGAATCTCGAAGATACCACCATGCGGATATCGAATAAGTGCGAGTTGAGTTCCTGGAGTGTAACCAGGAGCATAGATTTCATTATCTTTAAGAGTATTTACAGGAATAATTACATGATACTTCTGTCCTGGAAGTGCTGCTGCTTTAAGATGCACCGCTGCTGAGTCGCAGTTATCTGCAAATTTCTCAAGTAAATATTTCTTAATAGTTGGATTTGATAAGCTACAGATTTCATCGTACTCTGCGTACTTGTCTGCCTTTGCTAATCCCAACTGTTTACGAGCTAAGGTAAGAGTCTGCTTACCAAGAAACTGTGATGGTAGAGCATTTGCCCATTCAGTCCAGTCGCCTTCGTCAGCTCTCTTGTTAATAAGTCCAAGTTTCTGTTTACCTGTTTTCTTATCGGTATACCAATATTGTCCGCCTTGATCGGCATCTTTTATTAAAGATCCGAAAGGGTTGTCAGGATCATTTTTAATCTTCTTAAGTACGTCTCCCTGTGGAGTACCTTTCTTTTTGTTAGTATTAAATATGACATCGACACCATCCGGCATGTTGTCTGAATATACAGCCATACCTTTAAGGTAATGGGTTCCATCTACCATAATACGAACCTGTGAATATCGAGAATCACCAAGAGAGAGATCCTGTACTCCTCGACGAAGTTCTATGATACCATCTTTTTCGATACCGGTAATTCCGTCAGGTCCTTTATCTTCTGCATATCTAATCTGTAATCTTTTAGAATCCAATGATTCAGGATATGTAAATTTCTTGTGATAAGTTTCTCCGTCATCGTTAGAAGTATAATCAGTAATGGTTTTTACTTTATCATAATCATAGATTTCATTTTTCTTTGTTCCAGGCAAACATAATACTTTCTGATTAGACTGCTGATTTGTATTTGTTGGCTGAGGGACTCCACCACCATAAATGGGACAGCCTTCAGCTTTCTCCAAATAATCAAGTGCAGTATCAAGTCTAGTTCTAGTAATTCCAAGTTCCTGTTCTACACCAGCACCTACATCGATCATACCTTTCTTCTCAACCTGATCACGTAAAAAATCTACAGTCTCCATAACTTGATTCATATTGTCTTCAGATTTTGGATTAAGTAATGATCTTACTGTGGATTCTGGAAGTCCCATTTTTCTACCGATCTCTGTAGCACCGAGTCCGTCTTCTTTTAAGCTCTTGGCAGTAGCTACATCCTGCAATCGTTTTTCGTAATTAGCCCAACTTACCTGTCTTCGATATTCAGATGAGGTAAGTCCCATAGATTTATATATAGCTTTCTCGCCAGTATATACTTTTCCATCAGCCGGATCAGTCCATGTAAAGTTCTCTTTTTTCATATCTGAAATACGTCCAAGGAAATCCCGTCCGTGCTGATATGGGTTATCTCCACTGCCATATGGATATCTCCCACTTCGTCTTGGCATTCCGTAATGTTCTATATATTCTTCTACAGTTTCAGCCATTCCATAGTATTCTGATATTTCTTCAGCTATTGAATTACTTGAATGCTGCATTTCTGAAATATCAATAGTAGCTGGTGCACTACCATAATAAGAAGCTATTTCTTCTGCTATCGGATTCATAGCTTATCCCTCCTCGTTTGCTATTTCTAACGCTCTGCATTCTCGTATGATGCAGTCCATCGTTTCAAGGATTTCTTCTGCAGTTGGTTCATGATGCAGAATTTCATCGTTCTGATATATACGAAGTTCCGTATCGATTTCTCCTGGCTTCACATGATATTCCAAACAAAAAAGAGCAGCGTATACTAATAACTGCTCAATCTTAGCTGGATGTGTTCCTGATTTATAATCGTGGATTCTTAACAGATTATTTCTAAAGGAAATAGCATCAGCGGTTCCAAAACAATATGGTGAATAATATAAAGGCTGTTCCGGTGTCAATTTGAAACCAATAGCATCGTTTACATAATTCATGAAATTACTGTAAAGTCTATCCATATCGATTACATTTCTAGGAATTCCGTCACTTAATAAATGTGACAGCACTGTAAGTTTATCTCCTTTTTTAAGCTTCAAATTATTTCGGATAAGGGTTTCTGCAAGTTCATGTAAAGATGTTCCCATACTCTGCGCATACTGGCTAACATACTTCTGAAATAACTGTTCATCCGTATAGTTAAGCCAATGCGGTTGACTTGGTGCTAACGTAGCATGTTTGCCGCGAAGCTCTAAATGTTTTTCAAATATCAAGATAGTGTCCTCCTTATTCTCCGAACTTCTTTTTAAGTTCAGCTATTACCTCTGTTTTATTTTCAGGACAAACGAAAGCTGCGTATGACATTTCGTTCATCTTGTTCACGTAATATTCTTGATTTGGTTGTTTATGAGCAGTTGCATTTTTTTTACACTCTAACATAGCCCAATGCTTTTTGTAGAAAATGGTCAAATCAGGAATCCCCTGCAAATATGAACTGTCGTTCTTCAGTACCATACATCCCGGGAATTCTTTTTTTAATTCTTTAATAAGATTTGACTGGAATTTATTTTCTAACATGTTGAAACACTCCTTGTATGGACCCTGTAGGATTTGAACCTACGACTTCCCGCTTATGAGGCGGATGTTCTAACCGGACTGAACTAAAGGTCCTTTTTGGGAGAAGATGAAATCTGTCATGACAAATTAACAAATATCTAAAGGGGGAATACTTTGAATGACAGATTTCTTTTCACATTACATTGATACCAATCGCATAAAGGTATCTGCATATGTGGGAGTATATAATGAAAAAGAAAAATAAGACAAAATTCACCTTCTCCTCATAACAGGCTGTGTTTTCTACGTGAACCATAGCAGGGCGACAATTTTAAGTTTTTGCACAAAAAAAAGAGGAAATGTTTTTCACACGTCCTCTTTGATTTAGAATATCAATATTATGTTATCAGCTCAAAGTGATAACCGTTCTTCGTTTTTTGATATCTGTTGTTTGCGCATTTACTTACAGATTTATAATTCAATTTCATATCGATACTGCAGTCTTTTATTGAATTGTATACTTTACCGGTTTCTATACATCTAACTGGTTTCATTCGATGAGTTGGTTTTTTGCCATTTGAGAATAATGACTTAGAAATATCTTTTTTAGTTTTCCATTCTAAATTATCAGATTCATTTTTTCTTCGGTCTCCATCAATATGAGTTGCGAGCATTCCATCACTATATCCTGAGACATAAGTATCAGCAACTAATTTATGTATATTACATGTATGAGGCGTACCATCTTTCATGATTCGTACTCTCTCGTAACCTTTATCGGAAATATAAGTTTTTAATACATGCCCAGTTTTTCTATTTCGTACATGACCTTTATCTGAAATATCATACAATGGAAATTCTTCACTTTGCTGCCATTTTTCTTCAATCTCCATTTTTCTGTTCCTCTTCTCCATATTCCATATCGACAAGTTCATAAACAGAACATTTTAAAGCTCGGCAGATTTTTTTTAAATTGTGTACATTTGGCAGTCCTTTTCCAACGCAATAGTTACTGATAGTGTTTTCGGATATACCGGTAAGCTCAGATAGTTTTTGCTGATTCATTCCCATTCGTCTGATCTTATTGTAAAGATTATATGCAAATTGCTTTTTGGTATCTGTATCATTGAGTTCACAGATTTCAGTCTCACCGCCATCTTTGCTCAGAATTCGGATTCTTTTGTCAAGCCAGTTGTAGCAATACATTTTATTTCCACGGATCTTTACCGTGATTTCCATTTGTGCGGATGGATACCAATCTATTATTTCATTTGCTATAGATGGATATTCCTCACAGAACTCATTATATACTGCTGTCCAATAATCTTTTGCTTTTTTCATAATGTTATAATCTCCTCTCTTTATCTTATTTTTCTTCATCCGATTTTTCGTAGCACAAAAATACAAAAAAAATATACAATTCAACTTTACTTAACCCCAATACAACTTTTATTGTATTTTTCCAATATTTCTTGGATTGACCTTTACGGGAATAGAAAATAGTGTTTTTTTGTTTTTTCGGTATTTATGTGCTACAAAAAATCAAAAACAGGCATTTTTAGCGTAAAATACCCCCTTTTAGACCTATTTCAGCCCATTTTTACGTTTTTTCATCGAATTTATGTAACACAAAAATCAGGAAAATGAATTTATGTAACACAAAAATCAAATTATGTGCTACAAAAAATACCGAATTTATGTAACACAAAAATCAAAAAATGAATTTATGTAACACAAAAATACCCCTAAAATGAATTTATGTAACACAAAAATCGAATTATGTGCTACAATAATTCAACGTCACTTTTCGTAAGATTATACTGAATTCTAATCATTTTTTCCAAGGCATCTGACATCGAACACCCCTGTTTTTTGCATATACTTTTTAACATCTCGTCTACTTGATCTGTCACTCTGAAACTAATATGCTTATTTTTAGGATCACCAGTAATAGGTCTCCCGCGTTTCTTCTTCTCTTCCAACTTGTATCACCTCCAGCCAAAATAAAAGAAAGCCCAAGATTACTCCTGAGCCTCTTCCATTTCTTTCAACTTTCCATCAATAAAGTCACGTATCTTCTTTGCTTCTTCTTTCGTAAATGAATTGACAATCCACTCTTCCCAACTGCCAGGCTTACGATTTTTACTCGCAATCACAAATGGCTTGTCATCTACTTCCTCATCAATCCAAATATCAAGATTTTCAAACATAGTGTTCATACCTAATTTACCTCCTTAAAGTTCTCTATAATATAGTAAGTTATTATCGCGACCAAAATTACAACACAAACCAGCACACAATAAAGAACCCGCCAATAAGAACCACATGTAAAAATATCCATAACTTATAAGCTAAGTCCACCCACGGATATGTAGCATTTTGCCAATTACCCCTTATTGTTCGACGTGTTCTATTATTCCCAAACCACAAATATAAACTAACATCGCACCAAACGATAACTGCAAACAATAAATCGAACGATAAAATACACCCAATTATTTTAATCACGGTATGAATATTACTCATTTTGCATCACCTCCACCTAATCACACCACAATCCACGAAAACAAAATAAGAGCCCAAGATATCAATCTCAAACTCTTATGTCACTCTTAGAACTTTATACCATTTATAAATCCATCACGTGCTAATCGATCCCGAATATCAAACATATCATCCAATCCGTAAAAGAATCACGTCTTTTCTTTTCATTGTTACATTCCATAATACGATTTAATTCCTTATACTTATCCAGTAAATTATCATTAAATTCTTGTATCTGGCTACTTATACCTATGACTGCATAAACATATTTGTTAATGTCATCCATTAAGTATATAATACCTGTTGTGTCATACAAGTTCTTAAGTGCATTTCTACTGTTAATATAAGAAATCCTCTTACGAACCAACTCAGATTTCTTATTCTCTAACTCCTTAATTTCCTGTCTTATTTCATACTCTTTCTTCTTTACACATAATATTATCCTCCTTAAATGTGTTCATCTTTTGCATAAAATAGTATGTTTAATCTGTGAATACACGAGCATACCATAGAATCTGTTTAGGTAACGAGTATCATTTCTACTCAGTCCATGTCATACCAATCATACCAACATGAGCCAAAGCTTCAACGCATGCGTTAATCTTACTATCTTCACTGAAATCTCCATTACACAATACATAAGCTCTGTCAGCATCATCCATATTAACAGTGACAATGTCTGTAATACCGAATCTATGTAGAATATCAGTCATAATCTCTTGTAATTCATGCAGCTGGTTATAATAGTACTGTCTCTCTCTTAATTCAAATAATCTAGCTGCAGTTTTCGTACATCGCTCAGGAGCCCAGAACACACCATTAGAATACACATACGGTTTAGCAGCACAACCCATTCTTATAAAATATCCATCCGAATTCTCTTTGTCTTCCTTAATAATTTGATAAACAGTATCACCAGGAATAAACTTACCAGTCTCACGATCCCCTCTAATGTGCTTGTGATAAATATTGCATTTCATCTCAGTTACTTCTTTCGACTTCTTACTATATCTATAAACATATCCCTTGCATACCATTTCATATCCTTCAGCTAATAATTCATCTACTGTTACTCTTAATTTTCCTGATTCCATCATAATTATTGTCTCCTTTTCTTATCTCTGTTCTACTATCTGTTTTTAAGTTTCTTTAAAATATCAATCGCCAACATAATTCCAAAGCCTACCGTAAAAGAGTTTTGCGTAATCACAAACTGCCTGAGAAATATAACCATCTTCAACACCTTTACGAAATAAAGCAGATCTACTCTCATAAGCCACTATCTGTGGATATACTTCTTCAAGCGCACTGTAGACTTTATCCAATTCTTCAATGTCCAAAACTATCTCGGTATCATTTTTGATCATCTCTGGATTTTCCTTTCTATAGAGATCCATACATTCTGCCAGATGCTTACATTTGCATTTCTTCATATTATGACAAAAATAATTTCCGTAAAAGTTCTGCTCAAAAACATAAGCATAGCATTCCAATATACAGTCGTCTTTATCCTTATACTTTTCCACCAAAGTATCAATCCTCTTTTGTGGTTCTGTATTGTCACAGCTATACCCACATATAAACGCAGTCAAATCGAAATCTGGTAAATATTCCGGATTATCAAACACATTACCTTTATGCTCTATCCACCAATCAGTACACGGTACCTGTCTTAATTTACCGTTAAGAACTAATAAAAAGTTGTTAAGAACAATAGCCATATATCTATCATTCACAGACACGATATCGCCCTGATACAGCGGATTACCTTTATCGTCAGTCCATCCTAATCGCCTTCCAACTGTCTCTGAATATACCGGTATAGTATCTAAGTATTCTACTGTAAGATTACTCTTTGGAAATATAAGACTTTGATTAGCATTATTAAAAAAGTACCCATACACCCACTCATTATCCTCTCTGGATTTTCCTCTGTATGTACCAAATTCTTCTCGCATAACACAATTCTCCTTTTCTTATCTCTGTTTTTACTATCTGTTTTTAAGTTTCTTTAAAATATCAAGTTTCTTCTCATGTCTAACTTGTGCCTGCTTAGCCAGTTCTATCTGCTGCTGTTCGAATGTCATCAAAATATCAATAGCTTTCTCTTTGTCCGGTAAGCTAAGCCATACCTTTCCTTGATATGTAACACCCTCAGCAACAGTGCATATAAATCTCTTTTTAATAGCACCGGCAGTTCTAAAGACAGCATTACCTCTAGTTACATTAGATAGCCGGTTCTTGTATTGAGGATCCCACGAAATAACACCAGAATATTCTCTAACCTCACCGTCACGTAGCATATACAACCACGCGAATTGTTCAACTTCATTGCTTTCTTTGTTCATACTTCTAAGTCTCCTGTAAATTCGCTCATAATATTTTCTCCTTTCTTACATAAACCGGACCATACTGTTCTTTGATTATTATTATCGTCCACTTCATTGATCCAGGCTAATACAATATCATATTTTTCGTACAGCTGTTCGACGTGTTCTAAAGCTTTATCCAGTGTACTATAACTACCATATGAACCTAAACGACCGAACCTAATATTGTTACCTTCTCTAAATACATAATATACCCAATACATTTTCATAATCGTCACCTCTACACAGCCCCATCTAAAAATACCGGTTCACCGTATGAATCAACAAATGATTTAATCCATACGACTTTCTTAATACCGAAAATATCTTCTTTTTCTACCCATGCAACAATCATAACTGGATAGCTATTACGATAAGCATTTATGTACGATACTGCATCACTAATGCTACTGAATCTCAGTTCACTACTTAATATAGATCTAACTGTTCCATCAGCATCTTTACGAATAATGTTAATTAAGTACTGTTTGTTCATACTATCCATACCAATATCCTCTATTTCTCTTTTAAGTTCAGTCTCTTCATATTTACCAAGTCTCTGTATAGCATTGTTCAAAATATCATAACTACTAAAACAAGACCACTCTGCATCAGCGCCATATTTGAGATAATATTTTGTACCACTTTTATATGTAAGGTATATTAAATTTTTAATATCCATGTAATGATACCGATATTTACCCCACTCACGATTACAATATCCAATATATTTTAAGGCTAAATTATAAAGCCAACGCCATCTCATTCCCCAATCACCTCATACTTCTTCTTAAATACATCGGGTTTACACGGATAGAATTCACCACGTAAACCTTTAATGATATAGTCTCCAACAGAAGCATACATGTCACCCTCAAGAGTATGGATCTTCATATAAATATGTGGTCCACATTTACCAACTTCCCAAGCGGTATTCAAAATATTGTATTCCAGTGACTCTCCTACAAACTGCCTAATTTCCTCAAGATTCAATCCAGTCCACTGAATAGCTTCAATTTCTACAGGTTTTGTTCTATATCTCATAATATTTGTGTTCCTTTCATATAAAAAAGAAAAAGAGTCCGAGCATAATACCCGAACCCTTAATTCTTTGAAATTACTTTTCAGTTAATTTTGTTACTGCTTTTCTAATACGAGGTTCTATTTCAGAATCTAACCTAAACACACATTTCAAACCTCTATCAATTTGATAGCAGCTCAATTCACATCCAGCTTTATATGATAATATAATCAATAAAGTCGAATATAATGCCCCACCTACAAACATAAGTTTCTCCTTGTTGCTTAATTTAAATCCTAATTTTTCTCCATTTTTGTTCATAACAAAATACCTCCTTATTCTTTCTATAATATAGTAAGATATTATCGCGAATGTCTGTAACCTTGATACTTCTTCTTTGTCAGGCATTTACCATCAGTATCATCTTCCGGATCAAAATATGGACTGGTATAGTATTCGCGAAGTCTCATCAAATCATAACCGTTTAACCTCACAACTTAATCCTCCTTTTTACAGCTCGTTATGTTGTTTATCTGAAAATATCAATCCATGAACGGTACACTGAATCTGATCTTTATCAAAAGTACTACCAGCTGCTTTAGGATGACCTCCGCCGCCGTAAGCATGTGCAATCTCACCGCCTACATCAATATCATCACGAATAGTACGATAACTAACAGTGCCACTAGAAATATCAATCATCGCTATATAAGCCAGATCCGGATTTAACTCACAAAGCCTGTTTCCTAATTCACTGAAATAACGCTCAGCAAAGACCACACCGTATGTATGACCGACTTCATCTACTCTATTAAACAATTGTCTATTCTTTTCTTCTACGTAAATATCAATGTCTTTTTGTTTCTGGTCGAGAAGAGCTATATCTTTTTCAGAATATATAGGGAAGTCACTCATACCTCTATAAAGTTTAAGAGTAAGTATTTGACCTAAAGCCCAATCAATGAATTTCTCACGCCCATAAATATAAAATAGATCATTCACCTGCTTGCGAATGATTCCTTTTTTTCCAAGCTCTTTCCATCTCCAAGTATCATAATCTCGGACGATGTCAACGAACCCGTCAATATTACCAATTACGTTAACACTCAAATGTTCAAACCGTCCGCGGCGTCTTAGATAAGTATAAAACAATTCAGTACCCGATGTTTTTATACCGAGTGTATCATTCATAACGCTTACTTCACACCAGTCATATTTATTTAGTCCAAGAGCAGTTGCATGATGATCAAATAAATGCCACAAATCCTCCACGGTATACTTATCAATAGTCATAGCAAGTTCATTATTAATAGAAATATCAGTAATAAATACAGCATTATATTCTCCAGGTGATCCATTAACAAAGAAATCCCCCACTTTATCATTAACATTACTATAATCACAATACTCCACATCTACACTTTCTCTGCCAAAAGCCAAATATGCTAATATAGCACATCCAATACCATCGAGATCTGTGTGTGTAAAAAGCTTAATTTTACTCATAATCTTAATCCTCCATTTTCTTCTTTTTGAGTTTTATATGTATTACTTCAACTTCATTCCAACTAGCGAGACTTTCAATATTAGTAACATCAACTTAATTGTTTATTTCCTCGCTTTCTTCTACTATTTTTTCAACTGTACGAAATTTATGACGGCAATACCGGCAATCATAATATCTCGTTATTTTAGTTTTGGTTTCATATATCTCTTGATGATTAGGCTGTATTTGCATACCACATTTAGGACATCGCATACTCTTATTCCTCCATTCCCTCTATTAACTCATCCAACCTATCTCTCAACTCACAAGCTTCATCAACAGATAAATGATTAATAACCCACTTATCACCTTTCATAAAACCACGGTCTTTGGAAGCAACCACGATTCTCTCGTGATTATCCATAAACTCATCAAATCCAACACGAATATTTTCAGATTCAAATACTCTTTTAAGTTTTTTCATAATTTATTCCATCCTATTCTTGTTCTAAATATATAAGCACTGAACCATCACAAAATTCAATATTCGTTACATTACGCTGCTGTGTTTTATACTTGACGACTTTTAACGCCACATAAGCACTCATACCCATCCATTCACTGTCTCCAATATATATTCTCAAATCTTGTGCTGGTTCCATAATACTTAAAATATCATTCAACTTAATCATAGTAATCTATCTCCTTCCAACACAAATCGGTAATTCACCTGTTTTTCCATAGACCGCGTTCATACAATGAAGTAAATATTCGTAGGTCCACCGGTTCATATAAATAACTCCGTCCATAATATGTGTCTTACCGTTTTCAAGTGGACTATAGTATTTATATCCGTATATCTTAGCCCACTTTTTATTTATTCTTTTCTTTTTATGTTTTCTTACCTGCCGCTTACCGCCAACAATTTTGACTGGAAATCCATTTATAATCTTGTCCAACATGAAATTATCAATCCTCCATTATTACTTATATTTTTTCTTAATTACTTTTATTGGTAATCCTCTTAATTCTCTATCATCCACGTAATTACCTGTTATATGTTTAGACTCGTCAGGATACCTAATCCATCCATAATATGCATCGCCACCAAAACTTGCCGCATCAAGTAATATCCTCTCGTATCCATGGGATACAAAGAACTTTTTAATTATAGTTTCTTTAATACTACGAACCAAAACCACCATAATAATAAATGTAATTATACAAAACGGTATGATGTATTCTGCTGCCAGTTTAAATTTAAAATATGCGTTCATAACATATCAATCCTTTCTGCCCCATGCTGCTTCTGCTATCTCTTCTATTTTTTCTTCTGTAATACAATCTGACAATGAAGACTCTTTTCCTTTTAGTAATGATTCTTCCATTCCAGGAATTGATTTTAAACGCATAGTCTCGCAAATAGAATTCCAGTCACCCTCAGAAATAAGTACGGCATTGTATTCTTTACCCGTAATCAGTACAGGCTCAGAATTCTCATTTACTTTTTGAATCAGATTATATAAATCTTTTCGAGCATTAGTTATGTTAATCACTTTCAAAATATCAATCCCCCTTACGTTAATAATGTTACTGATCAACAAACATAAAATGTGCTTTCATCAGTTTCTTTCATTTTCCTCGGCATATAAGAGAAACTCAAAACTCTGAGAATGTCTAAGTTTCAACAGTACCAATAATTTATACAATATATTGTTCTGCCTATGCTTACACCAATATCTCCAAATTTCTAACCGTGATTTCATATTCTTATTCCTCCTCTTTATAAATAATCTTGCCATCACCGGTAAATACCGGAATAGTGAAATCAGTAATACGCTCACCACAGTTAGGACAATGACGTGGAAGAAAGCAATCGTCGCATCGTCTGAGTCCAATAAACTCTCGCTCAGCATCCATAAGTTCTTCTCGCAGTGGCGGAGTATATATGAAGTTCTTAAAAACATATCCACACTCACATACTGGTTTAAAGTTTACATAAGCCATAAAATATCAATCCTCCTTACATGCAAACGGACACTTCTCGCCTGACTCCAATCTACAGCGATTATTCATACCATTTATTAACGCACATTTATATTTATTAGTCATTTGCCAGTAGTTACTATGAGGACATTCATCAGCGGATTTAGGCGAGATGAATTCCGTCACACAATAGTTTTCATTTACAGCATCATATTTTGGTATAATACCAACGCATAACAGATTTGCCTTGTTAATATGAAGTACTCCGTGAATATCAACTTCAAAAATGCTTATATCATAATATCCGCCGATATAAATTCTGCCATTGTTGTTCAGATACTCGCCTGGTATAGCATGGTTAATCATACAATTTACAGCGATATTATTACCATCTTTGTTTACAGTTGCGCTACCGACTACCGAATTTGCATCATTAATATCGAAATCCAATACAACAGGTATCCGATCAGCCCAAGTAATCTCACAATCTTTTTCAAACAGAGAATCACATTTATCAATTACACCTAGTTCTAATAATGTTCCTGTATAAAGCATGTTTATATATCTCCCTTCCTCTTTGCATTGCTACAATATTCTTCTTTACTAACTACCCTATTGAAAAAAATACAGTAACCACTAGAAGAATACTCACAATCTTTACATCGTATAATACTAGCTATATTTCTGTATTTCATAGGAATATCCATACCAACATGTAATTCTACGTCTTTCAAACCTTGCCTAATTAAATTAACGTCTTTGATACCAAACTCTACTGCACGTCCATTTAACAAATTTACAATATCTTCATTACCCAGTGTAATCACGAGTTTACTCATAAATCACATGTATCTCCTTTCTAAAGTATAAAAGAAAGAGCACAAGTCAAACGACCTGAACTCTATCACTCATTACCAATGCGCACCATTGAAAAATCTCCTTAAAGCGTGTTATAATTAAACAAACATTTAAAGGAGAACATCATGGAACACGAATTACTATTTAACTGGATCGAAAACAATACAACGCCACGATCAAGCATAAATTACAAATATGACACATCCAATATACGTTTGGCATTTGAAAAAGATACCGGCATATATGTAACAAATGATGACGTAAATACGGTTATGTTACAATTAGGTTATCACGCAGCTAGTTTTGCTAATGATCCATATTTGAATTTTAATGTATCATCTCAATCTCGAGCTCTTCAAATATATCAGAACGATGTTTTAGGTCACCATTGATTTTATTGTTACATTCTACAACGCGCCCTACACCAGCATCGTCGATTACATAAGGATATCCGACTGCCAGCAAAATATCACGAATAGTTGATTTCCCGGTACAAGCCGGTCCGGTAAGCATGATCCAATTACCCATTTTCATAAAATGTAGTAATCTAGTTGTTTCACGCTTACCGACCCATTCGACTAAATATTCCTTTACTTTTGGTGTGATTTCATATTTAATATTTTTCATATTATTTTTCCTCACTTTCTTTTTCTGCTAAAATACATTTCCCATAAGTCTCTAAAGTACATCTGCAGAACATACCACTTCGTAAAGTACACTCATGTTTATCAGTCATCTGCCAGTACTTACTATAAGGACAGTCTTTAACGTCTCTATCCCAAATATCAAGTGCAGCTTTACCGTACAATTCTTTATTCATATTTATCTGGTCCTTTCTAAACCAAAGCAATATATCCAACTTCTTTACCATACTTATTATCTGTTATTTCAGCGAGCACAAAGTTCCAGTCTAATATAAAATCGCTCATTACCAATCTATTTTGTGGATCATATAGCGGAATATTTTCATCCGGATTGAACGATCCACCAAATACATTTTCTAGCCATCCATGAATATTATCATAAACTGCTTTTAGGTCTTCTTCTTCCGGAATATGCTCGTTAATCCATTTCAGAATAGTAAAGAAAACTCCATTCTCTTCTAATGTACTAACGGGTTTTCTGTAATCTGGTATATAATCTTCGTCAAAGAAAACAAACCCAACAGAATCACAATACTCTTTTGCATATAAACTGTTTATCATAATTTATGCTCCTCCTGTATTTTTTGCATAAAAAAAAAGAAAGAGCCTGCAGTCAAACAACCACAGGTTCTTTCCGATAACGAATTAAGCTTCAATATCTTTCTGTGTATCCTCAATAAGTTCATCGAGTTTTCGTATAGCTGATTCTTTATCACCAGTATCCAATAACTCTCGGATCTCTTTAAGTGATCTCAACAGTTTTCTACTAAATGCTACAAATTCTTTCATGTTATCTTCCATGTACCTGCCTCCTTTTAAGCAAGCCCTTTCTGTTATGATAAGAGCATATATAAATATTATACACCACTCTCTCATAACAGAATAGGATTAACTCGCGAATGATTTCCTAAATATCAAAGACTGTCAATCAGATCCATAAGCGATGTTTTTAAAGCTTTCTTCGTCTCTTTAACAAGCTTCTCGTCGTAATATGATTACTTAAGTTCCATTGTTCTAAAATATAAATCCAGAGCTATCTCATCGGTCATCAATGGAGATTCACTACTTCCAACAACAATTTTCATATCACCATAACCCTTTTTTGATAAATCACTTAGCAAACCAAGTAGCATATCAATAGTCACCTGAGTCACGACTTCTTTTTTCATAAAAATCAATCCTCTGTTCTTCTATTCCACAATTTAGCTATTTCATCATCTGTATAATACTCATCGTAATAACTATCACTTATTTTTTTCTGTTGTTCGTTCACGGCATTCATCACATATAACAATTTTCACTTTATACCTCCTACATTGTTGTTGCTATCCAATACAATAATCCTATACCAATAAATATCAAAGCAGGCACACTAATGAGTCCAATCAATGCCGCCGCAAACTCAGTAGTACGTGTCTCATCGCAAATGTCAACACGAGGACACATACCAGTATTCCAATAGCATCTGCCAGTACAACCGTATTTTTCAGCTCTCTCTTTCTGTTTTTCAAATTCACTCTTTTTCACACTATCAGCTCCTTTACACTAGAATATCAAGCTCTGCACGGTATTTAACTGCATTCTCCATATAATTATCATCAACAACTGATATATTAATATATGGTCTAATGTACTCAATAAACTCATTCAGCACTTGAAATTGAATATAATCCTGACTAAGGGCATCGACAGTAAACTTGTTAAAAGATTTCTCAATTCTAAGTCGAGATACTTTTCTGCTATCTTTTACAATTTGCACGTGAATTGGTTTATTTCTAAGTACCTTTAACTCTTGTTTCATTCTTTTCATTTTAATTCTACGATTCATGCTTTCGTTTCCTTTCTTATAAACTATTAAATATCAATCCTCCGTTACTCTAAATGTCACAAACCGTAGTGGATAATCACCCGATTTAATATCATCTACAGGCTCATTTAAATTAAATCTTAAATCATTATAAATATCTTTTTTGTCCAATACCTGCACAGTTCCTGTTTTAGTTACTACACACCTTCCTGTTTTACATTCAGTCCTGCCGACATGCATTGTCAGCAAACCAGTTTCTATAAGACGATTACACTCCTCTTTCGATAACTGAATATTATAAGTGCGCATTGGTAAACTGAAATATGCTTTCATATCTATCCTCCTTATTCTTTGAACGTAATAACTCTCTGGTTTCTACTTCCTCTAAACTGCAGAGTAATATCTTTCTCTTCTTCAATAAACGGACCGTCTACCAGAGTATCGATATAACTCAAAATCTCATCAGTAAATTCTGTCCAAACTTTTCCGCCTTTTACAAGATCCACATCATATAAATATCCAGTATAAACCCAAATATTTATGTAGGGATATTCTTCTCTGACTTTACGAAGAATATATGCCACGACGTTCTGATTCTCCGGCTCAAATGGATCACCACCAAGAATTGTAAAGCCATTAATATATTTTCTGCCTAGTGCTTCAAGAATATAATTCATCGTATAATCAGTAAAAGGCTGCCCGTACCCAAAGTCCCAAGTCTCCGGATTAAAACAACCTTTACAATGATTCCTGCAGCCAGACACAAATAAACTTACTCTTACTCCAGGACCGTTAGCAATATCACAAGTATTTATTTTTCCATAATTCATATTAGTAGCTCCTACCAAATCGATTTAAAGTCATATACCGGTTACTCCTCCTTCTCCGCAATAGTAATTCGTACCATGCTGTTCTCTGTATCGATTTTTGCGATGTTACTTCCAAGTATGTCAGCTGATAAGTACGTTAATGCATCCTTAGGTTTTATCTTAGTAATAAAGGCATCACCTACATATAAATATGCATAACGGGTTTCTGAAACTGATAAGACATCTTTTACTGTAAGTAAACTGTTACTTGTTTCTGCTGTATCATGTGCCAGACTCGTAATTTTTCGTTGCGTAATTGTCACCGCATGAATCGGAACTCCATTAAATAAGCCTGATAATATCATATCAAGCTCGTCAATAAGTATTCCTTTTGACATAACATAGTTACTTTTACCAGACAACACCTCATTGATTGTAATAGGATATGGAATATCATAATCATTCATTTTCGCTTGTTTGAATATTAGAGATGCCGTAGACTTATTCGCTACTAAAATATAAGCTCCGGTCTCAGCTGATCTCCTAATCAATTCTGTAGTTTTCCCGCTCCGACGTTCTCCAATAATATATTCTGTCATAATTCTATTCCTCCGTATCTGTATTTTTCTTATATTCTTCTTCCATCAAACCAACAAAAATATCAGTCTGATTTCTTCCGGTTCTTTTACTCAAATCTCTTAGCATACTTGCCTGCTTATCATTCAGTCGTAACATAACATTCTTTCGTTTAGCATCCGGCTTTACAGGTCTTCCTCTTTTAGCCATAAAAATATTATCCCTCCTTATTTAGCTTGTCTTTAAGTAATATTTTATAAGCTTCATTTTCTGATGTGAGCCTCTTCACCTCTTTTGATAATAAAGCAGTTTCTTTATTACAATCTTTTCTTATCTGAACAACTCTAGTTATTGATACCCACTGACAACCGTTAATCCAACAATGCAATTTATCATCATCGTAACTAACTTTTTCCAACCTTTCATCATTACTCATACTCTACACCTCCTCCTCTTTAATAACGCAGTGTACACTTCCACATTTAAAATATGCTTCTTCATGCTGGTCATTGAAACATCCAACTAATCTGGTTCCTACTAAAAGAGTTACATCTTCCGGTTCTACAGTATAACCAGGTAATTCGCCTGCTATCTTTTCAGCAATTATTTTCTTAATTTCTTCTTCACTTAACTTTACTTCTATATTTTTCAATATTTTCATAATGCAAACGCTCCTTTACCTAAATATCACAATAGTTCCAGCAATTAACCATAATATTTTCTCGATTCTTTTATTGTGATCTGGTTCAAGCCAGCACCAGCACCCCATGCCACAAAGCCATAATGCTTTAACTATCATCATTACAATCTCAAAATCAAATGTCATGTCTACCACACACCTCCCTAACAGCAGACAACTATCGTAAGCAAAACCAAATATTCAATACGCTTAAATGGATCCTTCTCACGACAATATATCCATAGACAATATACTCCGGCTATTATTTTAAACAGTGTTCTAAAGTCCATTTTTATTCGGCTCTCCTGTTCCATAAGTCTGCAATTTCTTCATCTGTACACCAATCCCCATAATATCCATCACAAGTTCTCTCTTCTGTTTTAGCGTGACATTGAGCACATTGAACAAACTTTACAGTATAATGACAATATCCGTCTGGTTTACTTCGTTCTTCAATCTGAGCTTTACCTCCGCAAAACGGGCATGGTTTTAGTCTATTGTTTAGTTGTTTTCTTTGCTCTTTCTTTTCTTCTACTAATTTAATCATGCAACGCACTCTCCTTTTTCTGTCTATACAATAAATATAAAAAGAGAAGCCCTTGTGAGCCTCTCCATTGAATTAGATTTTGTCAATAATACATCCATCAATGTTAAAATCTAGTAATACAACTGGTTCATAACCATTGATAAATTCTTTATTCTTATCAAATTTATAAATACCGAAGTCTATATAGTTGTCACCGATTGGATTCTTTTCATCATAAACCCATCCAACACATTGCCCCGCACGCGTTCTCGGTAATCCTAGCATGTCATATACATCATTCAAAAATAAGTATCCTTCATTTTGCAGTCGTACATTTGCGTATTCCTGTGCCTGCTTAATAAAGAACATATTTTTTTCTGGATCGTTTGTCCATCTTCTGCAATCAACATCGAAAAACCGTGCATATTCGCTGATGTCTTTTAATGAATTATCCTTCTCAGTTTCTTTCTTTTCTTCTTCAATACCTCCAAAGAATTTCATAAGTTCCTCAATGGTTCCTTCAAATGTAATTTTCATAATTTAAATCCCCTTTCTGAAAATATCATTGTTATCTATTTCATAACAGAACCAGTTATAATCGCGTATGTTCAGAGTCGCTTATCTACAAACGGATATGATACCCATGCACAATAACCACATTCTTCACATATGTATCCTCTACCACCCTGAGAATCTGTGTCGAATAATAGTAATTTCTTTCCACAATGAGGACAATATCCGTTGTTATACTCTTTCTTCTCCAATAAGATACCTATTACAGCACCACCAAACATGAACACTGCTAAACTTCCAAATATGACAAAATACATACTTTATACCTCACCAAAAGAAAAGAAGCCCTTAAATCGAGCTCCTAATCCGTTTCTTGTTTCTCTTTTCTTCTAAGTTATTAGCTACTATTTCAGATCCAATCCAAACACCATTCATAGCTATCGGTATGAGGAACCATACATTAGAAATATCAATGAATACACTCATCAATATTCCAACTATAATTCCTATTACACCCATAGTTCCGAATAATAATGCTATTTTTCTCATATCTAAAATACCTCCTATCCTTTCTATAAGAGGACCTGAAAATGTCGCGTATAGTCACTATTTCTCAGAATATTTTTCATGTAACTTTGAAGCCTTAAGCGCCAGATACTCTACTGTATCCCGATCACTTATATAACCGTATAAAAGAGCTTTCATTTCTTCTTCAAAATAATTTACTTTTTCTTCACTCACTGCTTTTACCTCCATACATAAAAATAGAAGACTCAGCTATTAACCAAGTCTTCCGTAGTATTTTTTAGTCCATTATTATAACTTTCTTTCAATATCATCCTGTTTGATATCAACTGTGTCCCAATCAGGTCCTGGTAAATCTACATCTGCTATATATGCCGTATCTTCTTCCAACACCTCAACAATCGTAGCTGTTCTACCATCTTTTAACATTACCCTATCGTACTGACTGATTTTCATTATTTGAACTCCTCATCAAATTACATTTCAAGATCATCAATATCATCAAAGATATCTGTAAGAGACTTATTATCAAACAGCTTTGTATTCATAACTTCTTCAATACTACCTACCGTTACAAAATCATCCCCATACCACATATCGAATTCTGTTGAACTCATCGGATCCACACCACAGCTTTTACCGTTATAAGTAAATGTAATCTGAGTTACTATTTCTGCTATTCTATCTTTAAGTTCATTAATTTTCATAAAATATCACCATTTTCCTTTCTTTCGTCATCAGTCAGTTCACGTATACTTCTATGAACATAACCATCTTCGTCATATGTATAATCATGTGCATGCTCTCCATGTATACCATAACTGTGCTGTTTAGGTTTTCCATGATTATTATTACTTATTTGTTTTATTTGACGACCATTATCATCGTAATAGTTACGTTCGATACCACCATTCTTATGAGTAATCTGTGTTATACCATTGGGCGGTCCTTTTAGCTCAGTTCTTTCAACTATAAGTATATCTTTACCAGCTGCGTTTTTCAATCGGTTAATAGGATACGGCGGACCATTTTTCACACCCCACTTCATACCTTTGACACCACTATGCTGAATCTCTTCTTCATCAAGTTTATCGTGCATCTTACTGAGAATATCCTCTACAGTTTTTCTGGTTTTATCACTGAGCTTCATATAATTTCTATGGTCGTCATACCAGTTAAAGACCTCGTATAGATTTTCTTTACTCCAAGAGAAAGCCCACCAGTCACAGATCATCTCCAGAATATATTCATAAGGCATATCTAATATAGTCTCTGCTTCATCTGGATCATCATGAATCAGAACCCAGTGCTGCCAATGATGAGGGTTTCTATGAATATGTAATAACCATGCATACTCATAATCTCTCACAACTTGATACGATCTACTTCTACCATAAAAATAAGCATCATACGGTTCATACTCATCTGGCTGTGACTTACTGTAGTCATGTGCAAAACCGATCTGATGCTCTAAATCCAATCTTCTACCGTCTGGAATCAATTCTGGTAAATTATCTTTAATCCAGTCATATCCTTTCTTTACATTTGCTTTATGTTGCTGCAAATATTCATCATATTGTTTACTCATTAGTCTTCTCCATTCTGCCAAGTATTTCTATAAGTTCTTCAAGCCATTCTAACGGTGGTAATTTATCAACTGTAATATAATTGTAAATTCCATTTATCAGTTCATCCTGTCGTTTCTTATCCCATTTTTCTCTAGGTAATACCCCAACCGGCGGTTTCTCTGCCTTGCCAAAATCAATAGAATCTTCAAAATCGCATAACCCTACTAAATATCTAGTATCGTTAATCGTTAAGAATCCCTTCATATTATAATCATTGGCGATTTTACACCGGTCTAACTTATATGTTTCACATAAATCCTTAAACATATTTCTATAATTGTTGCATCTCTCTTCTAAGATTTTTTCTCTAGTTATAATCATCCTGACTCCTCCATTTAATATCATCAATATATCTAACCGGTCCAGTAATGTATTTTATGAAATCTGGTAATAGCATTACTCCAGATTTAGCCTGATTCAATAAATCTAAACGAAGTGCTTCTAACTTTTCCGGTTTCATCCGAGTTTCACATTGCAATATTATTACATCACTGGCATCTTTTTTAGGTATATATTCTCTTGTGCAGTCACATCCACAATCTTTATTCTGAAGTCCACAGCTGTCACAAAGAGTCTCTGGCTTTTTATTAAGTTGAATATCACCGTTTTCTTCTGCTGCAATTAACACAACTAAAGAATAGAGTATTCGCATATCAAATTTGCTAGCACCTCTTGGCGGCACTACTAAATATATATTTTTACCAGCCTTTAGTCCCTTATATAATTCTGTAATGAATTCTTTATGCCATGATCCAAGTGCTGTTCCTAATGTTCTTTCAACAACATCAACAATATCCATATTTATTATCCTTTCCTCTAATGTTAAAAAAAAAGAAAGAGCCACAAATTAGGACTCAATCTTTCAATAATCATTTCTTAAAATACCATGCTTCAAGTTTAGGTATCCAGTCAATAATACCTACCTTATGCATATATAATTCCTCACCAAAAAGCACCCTTCGTATGATACACCTCGGTATCCACGGATATTTCTTCTTAATGAGCCTCATACAATCTAAAGTATCATATACTGGTTTATTACTCATAAACTATCAACTCCTTTCATTAAAGCCTAAGATTTTATCGCGAAAAAGAAAATATAGCTATCCTTTCTTTTTTCGCCACCAGCCATAGCATCTCGGTAGCTTTTTCCATGCTACAACATCGATTCGCTCACATTCGCTGTCCGAATATACGAGATTATCATGAATAGGAGCTCTGCATGATTCATACACTTGATAGCCATCAAACACGTTCTGCCGTTCTGCTCTTATCCATTTTGAGTTCCATTTAGTGAATTTCAGCTCCATAACTTTGGGCATATTCTCACCAGCACCATGAGCCACAGTGCATAAATATATACCGTCAGTTTTTGGCTTAAACCATTTATATGGTCTCCACAAGTTAAATATCATTTGATTTGCTGCCTCCTTTCTCTAGTAACTCTTGGCTTTTGTCGCACAAGATTGAACGTTTCAATAAATAATGCTACGAACTCGCATACAATAAGAAGTATCATTAATGGCATTGTACATATAATTTTTACAAGCTGCCAAAGATACTCCGAGTTAGACCTTCCATTATTCAGAAATTTTCTAGTTACAGTAACGTACGACGATAAATGCGGTAAATTATGTGCTGCTGAGTAAGCACATACTATGATCAAATACCACACGTTAATACATATCAACAACCATAATGTAATCATACTAGGCAATTTAGTAATTTCCATACTGAATATCCTTTCTAATTATGATTTAAACATACCTTCTTGTTTCCAATCTTCTTTAGATGGTTCTTTATTATTGTTTTTATTAGCACTTGCCAATGCTATACAAATAAGTACCAACTGACCAATAATAAAACCACCGACGAAGATGATGCAGTCTAATATAAGTTTCATACAATCCTTCCTTCCATCTGCCTTTTAAGTGCTTCTAATATAGTGTCTAACTGCGCATGACTCAGACGAATGATAGGACAACCATCTGGTATCGGCGCTCCATTACAAACGTTATCGTCTGTTAGTCCGCAGATTGTATCAGTGCTAAACGGATCTCTCCTGGAACACGGGCAAGTCATACATTTACTTGGCTTATCAAATATAACCATTGCTTTACTCATTATTTATTACCTCCAATTTTCACCTGGTACTGTAATAGTGATATTGATGTTTTCGCCATTACGACCATCATTCACAATATCAATTTGACCTCTATACTCAGCTTTTACGTTTCCTTCAGAATCCTGAATCTTAATAGTTCCATGGTTCGATGCTTTGGGTATCTGTAATATAAAAGTCTCCTCTTCTTCTACTTCGACTGATTTGGATTCATTAGACCCAGATATGATATCCTGATTTTTCTGCATTTTATGTTTCTGACATGCAGTACAGATTAAAACCAATATGATTCCAAATCCTATTGACAAATATGCTAATCTTTTCATTCTATTATTCCTCTCCAGTAATTAACTCAGTATACGGAAGACTCTCAATCCACCATTCAAAAAGAAAAAGAGGGAGCCTACTTTAGCCCTCCTCGATTTTAATCATAATCTTTTTCAAAGCTCTATTAGTTCTACTAATAACGTCTCCTTCGTTAATAATCTCATTCTTTTCCCAACACACATAAGTTCCTTTTACAAGCCTGATATTAAATATTGTTATTGGGCTTCTGTCACGTACATATTCACTTGTACCAACAACGACCCAAATACAATTATCGTTATCTGTCTTCTTATTTTTATGTGTGTTGATTATTTTAACAAAATCACCAACTTTTACATTTTTAGCTTCTTTAATAGTCATAATAAATCACTCCTTTTATTTCCTCATAATAGGAGATGTAAATTTAGCGAATATATTTTTGAAATGTTTCTCACGCTGAAATATAAAAGAGAAAAGAGCCTGAAATTAATCAAGCTCTTGTGCTCTTTATGGTAAATAATAATCAGTAAGATTTTCGTCTTTATCTTTTTCCCAATAATAACCGGAATATCTGTTTTGTATTAAACTATCGTATCCTAACATCTCATATACTTTTGAAAGATATAATCTATAGCGCCATTCGTATTTGATCGTTCCCGTTAACTCATTGATAAATTCGCGTTTTATAGGAACCTTAACCAAGACGCATTCACTAAGATCATCGTTCAATGTATTTGTAATGTTTTTAATAGATCCTTCACCGCTGATAATCACCGGTCCATTTGGAAAAATTTCAACGTCTTTATAATCATTCATTTTATTCACTCTCCTTTCATAATAGGAGTTGTATTTTTAGCGAATTTAGTTTGTCGCTTCCCCATTTCCGGTAATCAGCTCAGAATACGGAAGACTTTCGATCCATTTACAAACCTCTCGCCATTCGTCCAGCTTATGTCCATGCCGCTGTCTGTAAATGTTTGCCAGTACCTCATAATTCAGCATGACATTACGGGTCTGGTTATAGCTGCTCGGAAGAAGCTGAATAAGCTGCCACCAAATTTCTTTATCTTTTGGTTTAAATGATAAAAATCGATCCTCGCTAATAAGAATTGAACCGCCTTCGACATATAAATTTCGATATTCATTTAAAGTTCGAATCGTTCTCGATAAACTTGCTAAAGATTCTAAAAATAAATGCTCACAGCTAAAATCTTCCATCGTAAACTCTTTCTCCGCAATCTTATGCATCGTACTGCAAGAGTTTGTAACCGTTCCAACCTTATAGGTATCAAATTCTTTCCACCAATACAATGGAGCAGTGATTCTCACATACACAGGCATCATACGCATATATTTCCGATGTTCCGTACCTGCATTGGAGAGTCGCTGCATGAGGGAGTGGTCATTAGGACCTACCTCATACTTGCCTCCTGACATATCATGCCATGACTCATACGCAATTTCACTATCACTCTTCTCCCATGAGTTCATCGGATTTCTCATACCTTCTATAATAAATTTCATCTGCTCCGGACTTGCTAATACTACATTTTCTAATTTAATCATATATCTTTTTTCTCCTGTTTTCTGAATTTATTTCCAAACTAAGCTTCTTTCTTTATACGTGCGTCTAAATAATCAGCGTCTTTATCATCATACATAATAATTACACGATCATTTGCGATTCCAGATGCAGGAATACCGTTACCGTTCCACCTATCATAAAAACCAATCGATTGGAATTTAATGTCATGCACTATTTTGTCTGCAATAAATTTATTAATCTGTGCTTCAAGTTCCTCAGTATCGTTACAACACATGATCTTAATTTTCATCCTAAGCTTCCTCCAATTCTCCAAACAGCTGTTCATAAGTAGCAATATCATACATCATGAGTTTTTCTTTAGCCTGATTCTCAGTCATAGGTACAGCATACTCGTTACGATCTTAGTCATATGTCATAAGCCATCTTCCTTTGTGACTTCTCCATAAACGAACATTTTTGCCATCACAGTAATAGCTATGAGATAAAAACCTCACTTTATACTCATGCTGAATTTTATCTGACACCATCTCCATTTTATCGGTGTCATATTTAATTTGATCAATCACACATATCATTTTTTTTGTTCACTCCCCTTCCTATTCATTCATAAAGGGCTCGATCTTCTTTAAAACATCAGAAGGTACTATATTTTTGTAAGACCAATCAAACGGATTTAATAAAATCCTGTCAAAATTAGCAACGCAATCAAAACTTATATAATCACATTTAAAATTATTATCTGGTGTACAATTGTTTCTAATTTGAAAACAATTATAATCACTAATAGCGTCTATTACTTTAAGGAACATCTTACAGGTATTTTCGACTTTGATCCTATAAAAAATACATATAATCAATCCGATAATACCAACAATACATATTACAAATGACATCACTCTTCCTCCCTCACAATTCCACGGAATACTACTTTCTCCTCAGACAAATTTACAAAATATCTTTTGCCCTTATATATGACCTCATCACCGTAATAATTGAAATCTTTATCCGGCTGTGAAGCATACGATAAAATATTTAGTTTTGTTGTTTTATTCATAACATTACTCCTTAATGTCCATTGGGTGTCTGAATATAAATTTTATATTTTCTATTGGAATCATAGCCAGCGTTATAGTAACATTATTATTTTCATGCACAAATGTAACTAATCTTTTATCCATATTTATTACTTTATTGCATAGATCTCTAAACTCCAGAACAGTTCCGTCCATAAGTTTTACTCTAAAAGAATATTTCATAATAAGTTATATCCTCCTTACTCTAAAATATCTTTAATCGCATCGAGCAGATCTTCTTTATCACTTTTGGCTTTCTCACTCTTTTCAATAGCAGACTCAAGTGCTGCTTTGGCTTTAAGAATCTTATCCTTATTGGTAAAGAGAGTGTTTATTGCTTCATACTTCTCTACTGCTTCAGCTCTCTTCTTTTCAGCTTCTTCAACTTTTCTCAGGCATTCAGCTCGGACTTTGTTAATTTCATCAGTGCATTCCAATTTCTTTTTTACGATAGTTGCCTCTGATTCTTTCCGGATACGTTCCGCTTTTCTCAACACCTCATCGTTGGCTTCTGCGATATTCTTTGCATGGAACTTAGCGAACTCAACGTCATCCATTTTATTGATCTTGAGAGAATATAACCGATCTTTTTCCGCAGCTGCACGAAGAGCCTCTTCTTTCAACTGATTCTGTTTAAGTGACTCTTCTTCCTCAATCTTCATCATATTTTTAGAATGCTCTTTTTTAAGTTCCTTTTTCTCGATCCAATTTGCAATTCCATAAGCACCTGCTCCGGATGTAAATATGGATGCTCCAGCTACCATTAACCATTTTCCGATTTCTTTTACTTTAATAGTGTTCATTCCTATTCATGTCCTTTCTTTTGATATGATAAATAATCTGTAAGCGCATTCGATGACTCCTTTATGCCGTCGGAATATCCGTTAAGATAAGCCTCTTTTACAGTGTTCAATAAATTAACCATTGGCTCTATATCACTGCCGAATATCTCTTTAAGAATATCTAATATCATCACAGCACTATGAAGTTCTTTTTTAGATATCCTCATTTCATACTTATCATTTACATAATTTGCAAGTCTGGTATAAATAAACTCATCTTCCGTTTCTTGAATCTGTCCGTGCAAAGCAGTATAGCCAAAAGATACAGCATCCATAATATCTGAACGTGACATTGTAGACTCTTTCTTTTCAATTGAATCAAACTCCGGAATATTTATTTCCGATGGCTTCTTGATATCAAACATATAGAGATTCTCCTTTCTTGCTGTGAAAACAGAAAAGACTCGACACTAATTATGCCGAGCCTTCTCATACATTACTCAGGTATTAAACAAAGTTCCATCGTTGTGTTCCATCTACCGCATACTCCAAAAATATCGCCTATATCACTCAGGTACAATTTCACTAGATTCCTACCGATAGACTTTGTATTTGCTATATCAATCGCATCCTTCTGTTTAGAATTTATGAAACGCGAATATTCACTACTATACCCATTTTTACCTGGATATAATTCGGCGAATTCTTTATTCCATTTTTCATACATCGGATTCAAAATATTAATCGCAATCTCACGTCTTTCGATAAATTCTTTTTCTAATAAATTGATTTTCCATCCTGATAACTTACTATTGCTAAATATTATTTTTGCTATATACTTCATATACAACACTCCTTTCATAAAGGGGCATGTATTCTCCGCGAGAAACACAAAAGAAAGAGCCCTAATTGGACTCCTCCTCATTTTCGTCTGTTTCTTTTTCAGCTGGTTTTTCTACCTTTAAATAAGTCTTTCCGAATTTACTAATAATTTCCACAGCTACACACCCTGCGTAAATTCCTAAAATAACTCCGAATGCTTTCTTAAAAGTACTTTTCATGTTACTACCTCCTAAAAATCTACATATTATTTCATAACAGTACATGTTTTTATCGCGAATCAGATCAATAATATTTTCTTATCTCTACTAATCCGCATTTCTTGCACTTACATCGAAACACTCCTACACGAAAGCCATTGTAATCCCAATAAGAGCGAATCAACTCTTCTTTCTTCCATTTGTGATTACAGAGTTTCTTCCTATTAAATATAGCTAATCTAATCAATGTACTCTATCCCCTTTTTTATCTGAAAGCGTATACATACCGGTTCTTATATAGACTAATTTTTTAAGTGTCGCCTCGTTTAAGTCAGTAAGTCCATACAGTAATACGGTCGCAAAAAGTTGATTTATTTCATCTTGTGTATATTCCGGTAAACTGCCACTCGATATCTTGTTATTCTGTTTCTTCCTATTAAATATCAATCCCATTTAATAAACTTCCTCTCATTGAATTTTCGCTTATCGTGTAACGCTCTTGATATTGCCATATCTATACCACTGTGAGTTTTCAGATGATAGTAGTATAAATCACTATATGAAGTATTCAATCTGTCAATTCTCCCCGCAGCCTGTGTCATCATCTTATAACTGTAATTCTGACTGTAAAATATAATGCAATTTGTCCGGATGCAGTTCCACCCTTCTGATGCTGAATTGTATTGACACAGATATACCCATTGATCTCCTTCCGGAATCGGCTGATGTTTATGACCAGACCATTCCGCTACCTCAGTACCTGGTTCATATCCTAAGTTCAGCAAAATGTCCCTTTCATAATTGTAATTGTAAAATATAATGACCCTCTTATAATTCTCCAATATCTCAAGTAAAGCAGCTTGCCGGGATTCATCTGTGTTAACGACTCTTCGTAATACCTGACACAAAGCCCCGGCATCTTGTATTGGCTCATTTGTAAAGGGATCCCATCTATTTCTCATAACTTCCCGGTACTTTTCGCGATTATATTCACAGTAAATATCATTGTCATGTTTATTTATGTCGTGCTCATACTCCATATATACCAACACTTTATCTCTCAATCGATCAAGTCTTCTTGTATTCATATACCGGTCAATCTTAGGAAATTTCGTGTACCTTGAAAATATAACATGCTCACGATTAAACTCTGTTTTATTTCTGAAGAACTCATTCGCTAAAAATACTGGAAGATATTCGATATAAGAATCCCCAGGTGTGGCACTCAGTAATATCCAATCGTTTCTCTTAGCAATTTTCAGAAAGCTTTTAGTCCAAGCTCCATACGAAACTAATCGCTGTTCATCCAATAAAAAGAACGCATTGTATACATCTGTATATTTACCTATATTATTCCAACTGTCGATAACCACAGTATTTCCGAATGAGGTCTTTCCATCATCCCCTGGGATCATAATAAAGTTAGCCAATTCTCCAAGCCACTCTAAACTATCCCGTTTCTTAGCAGTTGTGATTATATACAGATCTTTTGGTTCTTTCATCGGAATATACTCGCCTTTGTCGATCCATCCGCCACATTCTTTAAAATAATAAAATAAGCCGGTTCTCGACTTTCCGCTTCCAACACCACCACACAATATGCATCCATTATGAAGTCTGTTAACTGCATCTAACTGATACGGATACAGAAAATTTGTGGTCTTCTTGTTCTGCGTGATCATTGTGTGGCATCACTCCTTACAAAATCTGTGCTATATGGTTTGTGCCTGAATGACTTTTTACTCTGATCTGTAGATGACAATCGTTCTAACTTGTAATATTCAGTTGATCTTGATATATCAAAACCAATCTTTCTGAATCTTTTGTCTACAGTATATTTCGTATATCGTGCCATTTTATCCCTCCGATTCTTCCAAACGGAACCCTGCGTATTTCCATAAATCTTCTTTCATCTCGTCCATATCAAGCTCTCCGTCCTGCCATTTTTGATAATATTCAAGTACATATGCTGTAAATTCTGGTATTTTCTTCTCGTATGATTTCTGCCAATAATGGTCCATAAGTACTTCAAGCGGTAGAGTTAATAGCAACACCATCGCAGTATTTACGGCATCATATGTAGCTTGTTCTTTTACTTGTTTTATCCTGTCACCTATCTGCTGTTCTACAAGAGCATTAAGTTGAGCTTTTGTTAGATTATATGTCGCAGTATTTGCTTTCTGAGTTTCTCTCTGTTTTCTTCTGAGTTCTGCTCTGCTCATAAGTCAATCCTCTTCTAATTAAGTAATGCCTTATCAATAATCTGGAAGTTTGCTCTATGAATATATAACGGTTTTCCATCAATCATCAACTTTGTCATTTTCGGAAGATCGTCCGGAATATCCCAATATACTTTATCTCCAGAATAAGCTACGATAGGCTGTCCGAGCTGCGATTTAATCACTACTACTCTTGATTTACCAAATGCATTTTTATAAGAATTTACGATACCGGCAATAGCTGTATTCTCTGTAAACTGACCAGTACTATTACTGTAAATATCATCCTGTGTAAAGTCCGCTTCTGGTGTCAGTCCATCTCCTTCAAATATACAGGTGTCTCCGCAGCTCTGAATCTCTTTACCATCTACATTGATAGAAATAACCGAAGACAACTCATAATTACGGATATCATCACCATCACTATCATAGGAAGTTGTCTTTACTTTATTTCCTGTAATATTGATTTTGTCGCCAGTTGTGGTCATAACCAATTTTCCATAGTTATCATACGTATGAATTGCATATCCATTACCGACAAGATCTCCTCTGATGTCACTGATAGCTGAATCAATAGCTGCACATCCAGCCAACGTCACCACTAACATTACACATAAAAATGCTGTAATAATTTTCTGAATTTTATTTTTCATCACACTTCTCCTTTACTTCCACACACGTCCTGTTTTCTTTGATTTAATAACAATTCGTCCTTCAATATGAAATCCGGATAACTCGCATATATTAAAGATCGTATCTAACAGTTTCTGAAACTTTGCTGATTCATCTTCTACATGCTTCATTGCCAAATATGCAGTCGGATCCATATAACCCTCGCCATTTCTTTTTAAGTCTTTATTGTTCACTCTCCTGTGGCTCCTCTGTCTGTTTTATTTCTATATTATTATTTGCTTTCCCTTCACATTTAAAAGCTGCAGTTCTTTCAATACATGTACAGATTCGGTCTACCAGCGAATGAATACAAAGATATACAATAATAATCAGTACAATAAAAGATACAAAACTAATATTATTCATTATATAAAAAGCCCTCCTATTTCTATCAAAGTATCGATTACAAATTTGCAGAAATAATATACACAAGTGACTACCGCTGCAATAGCAACTGGTACTACCCATAAAATAACAAGGGCTATGCCACATAACAGATATATTATTCCGCTGATGATCATTACAACAAAATCAAATATCATTTCTGTCTTCTCCCTACACGCTCAAAATCCAGCAAGTAAGAAACTTTCACATGTAGTGCCTGCGCCAACTGTAAAATCCTTGTTGCAGATGGTATATATTTGCAATGCAGATAAGCACTTATCGTAGCTGGGTTAATGTCCAGTGCATCAGCCAGATCTCGTCGTGACATGCCACGGTACTTCATTAAATCGAATAAGCGATACGCGAATTCCTTACTCCATTCTCTCTTTGACATGATTTACTTTTCATCTCCTTTATAGTTCGGATTCTTTTCAAAGTTAACCGGTTTGTGTGAATGATAATTCATCGAATGTTTCAAACATTCATCACACGGGGGTTCACTTTCTCCCAGATTCTTATAATTGCACTGTTTACAATACTGATCGAAATATACTTCTTTATAAGAATATTCCATCTTACAGTCACCTCCGTCCTTAGTCATAAAAAAAAGAAAGCTCAAGAATTACCCAAGCTTTCGTCAATATTTTATTTCATATATTTGTTTACTGTTTTTTTTATTACATATTTTTTAAATTTAGTTGCTATATCTTCTGCAATACGTTCTGTAGAAAATCCATTAAGAACCATTTGTGAAAAGTTTGGTATTGATAAATCCCATGTAAGATTCTCAAATGAATCAATTCTCACATATAATTTATCATCACTAACTGTCACATAAATTTTCCCAACAATTTTCTCTTTCAGTTTTGCATGTAAATTCATAGCAATTAAATATTCATAATCTGCCATAATAAACAGCCTCCTTTTATTATTTTTCATAAAAGGTTCTGTTTATTACGCGAATTTACTCATTATGTGTATGAAAATTAAAATCTACGTATACAGCAATAGCCCATACTTCATCTGCTGTTGCGTGTATTTCTTTTAAATTTGGATCACTTTCTTTCCATTCCTCATACCCCGTCCCAGATTTAATAGCTATCAGAGCATTTTCTAAAGCGTGTTCTATACAAGTCATTTTTATCATATCACCTCATCTTCCGAATTATGACATTCATTATACTATATATTGTGTTAATGTGTCAAAAATAAAAGAGCCCATCAATTAAGACAGGCTCTTAAACACACTGTTATCCAATTTTCTGTGTGACCAATTTGTCATAAATATCAATGGCTTCTTTACCTTTAAAAGCGTTAATGATATCTACTGCTTGATTCGGATGTTTTCGTCCAACTAACAGCACACTTTCATTAGCATTTGATCCAAAATCGATACTGACTAACAGAGTGTCTGGTAACTTCTTTAAATTCACTTATTATCACCTCCTACAATGTATGTCTGAAAAACGACTCAACGGGTACATTTAGCACCGTAGATAATGCAGCTAAATGATTTGCATTAGGTACTCTTTTGCCGTTCTCCCAGTCACATAAAGCATCTCTCTTTACTCCTACTCTTACTGCTACATCTTTTTGATACATGCCTGTATTTTCTCTGGCTTTTCTAATCAAATTATAATCAAATTTAAGCATAAAAATATCCTTCCATTTAATATACTATAAGTTTCTTCTTTTCTCTGTCCCAAACGTATACATTATCACTAAGTATATCTTTAGGTTCCAATGCCGTCCGATTCACTGTATATACCATCTGTTTTACATCGCTTATCGATATACTCAGCTGATTTTTCTTAATAAACAATAATTCATGTTTACTACTTGGGATAATTATCAAATCAGAGTCATAATCGTCAGCTATTTTACCTATGACATCAGGCATACATAAATAAAACGCCCCGAATATCATACTTGCATTCGTAATTATATAAAGTAATATATCATCATCGTTAAAACCTGTACCAATTGATACCATGCTGCTCATCATATCAATTATATTTTTTACTACAGGTGTACCTATATTTTTACAAGCATGATAATAGAGATATTCTTCTGTACAACCTAAATACTTAGCAATCTTATTATCAATAAGTAACCGCATGACTGTATCTTCTTTTTCTACCTGTAACCAATACTGAACTACCAAATTGCTTGAATATCGGTGCGGAATATTATCAAGCATGTCAGCAGTTACGGCTTCAGGACGGTTAAGAGATCCTACAATATTTTCAGGAGCGTTGTTAATAAATTCTTGAATATCAATCCTGTTCGTCATAGATTTGTTCTCCTTTCTTAGAGATACCTCATATAACAAGCGTACACAGTTTGTTGAAAATCGCATTGTTCTAATAGCTGTGAAAACTCTGTATCCGTCATACACTTTATTTTAAATGTAAGTTTCAATAGGAACATGTATATATCCCTAAACATGCTTAGTTCTCCTTTCTCGCATTATCTACAGTAATTCTGTATACTCTTTAATTAAATCATCAGAGCACCATTCTGGTTTGTCTCGATCTGCTAAATTATTCCATATACTTTTTATCAAGAATAACTGCTTCTCAACACTACCAGTTGATAACATATCTGGGTTGCGTCCGTACCGTATATACAATCCGCATTCCTGAATCAGAGAATCTAAAATATTGCATTGAATTTCTGTAGATAAATTTAAAATATTAACCACGATCTCTTTCTAAATATAATAGATAGTCCATTCTGTAGTGACCTCCGTATGCACTTACAGAATATATAGACTCGTCCATAATGAAAGCTGGTAAATCACTTTGAAGGTATCCTCTGTCATAATCACATTCCGGATCACCAACTACAGATTCACCGTCAAAAATACCGATAAATCCACAGTCTTTTGAATGATTTATAAGCACTTCATGAATAAAATCCCTAACTGTATATTCTTTGTCCAGAGTTACTGAATACGGCGCTTTTTGTTCTTCTTCAGGACCGAGCTGTTCTAAAGTAAACATGTTATAAGCCCCACTTTCCAATAGGTTCTCCAGAAGTTCCTGCTGATTCGCTGCTATCCGTAGCTTTAAAGTATGCTCCTTCTTTCTGAGGATACATAAATTCAAACATCAGGTAATTCGCAGCATCTAACAAATATTCAGTGTTTCCGGTCTCCTTGTATTTCTCTATACATAGATCGTGACTTTTAATAGTATCAACCAGCTTATCTCCAAAATTGATTTTTGCTGGTCCGTACTTGTGAAAACTGACTTCTACTCTATTTTTTCTAAGAGTATCAAATCTGTCCGAATACTCTTTTTTCATATCAGGCTGCATTGGTATGCACCGTCCTTTCTAAAATTAAAATAGAATCTCAGTACATTCCGCACCAAGATTCCGGTTCTTTTTTATTACTTTTTCTATGTCTTTATTAAATTCTGTGCCACATAAGCATAATGACAATGGCTCATACTTTGAAGTAACGACACCTACTGATCGCACATACTTTAATTGAATACAAGCCCTTTTTCGATTAAACACCGGTATAATAATCTCATAATCATCTGGCAAGTTACTAATGATATCACGAAGATCTTTTACAGTAAGATTTTTAATATCTGGTTCTGGCTGTATTTTTCCGTATTTTTTGGTTAGTTCAATCTCTACAGTTTTATTAAAACTATATATTGATTCAACTTCTTCATCGTACCATTGTTCAATAAAATTCACTGCGAATTTATTGATATCATCGTTACTGGCACTGATATCACCGTTCATGACCATATCTTTAGCTTTAGTTACGATGCTTACGAGTAATTTATCTCTCATCTTTCTGCTGTTATTCATAAGGACACCTCCGTATTTTCTGTGTATACAATAAATATAAAATGAAAAGACCCAGTTAAGTTATTTCAACTAGGTCTGTCTCATTTCTACTTATGGTTACTAATAGCTACTTTACAAATGTCCGTAACCATAGCTCCTAAAGTTACAATCAAGGCTGCTCCTACCCAGCCAGGAATGTTAATACTTTTGTCACCTTTCTTTACCTCTACGTTCATAATAGTTCTCCTTTCTACTAACCATAAATTTCTTTCATAACAGTCTTTGAAAATGACGCGAATAATAAGAGCCTCAGTTATTTTTATCCGAGACTCCTATTTGTCTTATGCATGAAAGCCTATATCAACTTTGTTATTTGGCTCATTTTTGATATCTGTTTTTATTGTTTTTTCATATTTAAGTCCGGCAGCTCTACATGCATTTTGAGCATATTTGTTACCGCGTGATGCCATAGCCATAAGAATATCTTTGATTATACATTCTTCTACAAAGATTATATCGTCAGCTACGTACTTACCCATAGCAAGTCCAAACCCAATTGCAAATGCTGCGTTTCTTAAATTTTTGGTGTCAATGATTACAGCCTTCATACTATGTACCTCCTAAATTAAATATATTTTCATGTACTCATAAAGGAGTAAGATTATATCGCGTATTTACATTCCAAGCTTCTGTTTTACCTGTTCTCTGTATTCTTCTGGTACTTCTTCAATAGTGATTACACCGAGTCTTACCTGAATACTTAAAAACCTTATTGTCCCATTTCTACTCATATTCTACACCTACCAATTCCAGCACTGTTGCTTCTACTGCTTCTAATCGTTCCTGGATACTTACCGGTTCTGGTACTTTATATTCCAAATATTTTTCTGGTTCTTTTGCCACCATTTCTTCAGTAATATTTTTCTGATCAGCTCTGAACTCATTACATTTACATATATAATTTGTATTACCTTCCTCATCGATTTCTTCGTGATCAAAAATTCTAATAAAGATATCAGCCATTCCATTATTAAGCGGAAAGTAACTGTAACTGGTCGGTTTCTCTATAAAAGTTGCACTTATCATGGTATCCTACCTCTTTCTTACATTTATATATTGTTTTATTGATTTTAAATTTGTGCACGAAATTATATAAGTTGCTATGCTTAACCCATCCATAAAAGGACAAAGCTCTTCTTGATATATGCAAAGAAAATCGAGTACTCCTATTTTTTAATCGTAAGAATAACCTGGACAACTTTTTGAATATTTTTGGTCTTATAAGCGTATTCTTTATACTCATGTAATAACCCATCATATCTATTCTACTGGTCCTGGCATTCCCAATTTCTGAGTTTGGTTTTACTACTAATTCAAGTTTATTAGCAATGTACCAATTAAAATCACGTATAGCTCGCTTTAATAATTTCATACTACTGCTGAAAATAATTATGTCGTCCATATAGAACAGAACGTGCTTTACATGATTGATTCTTATCTGTTTACGATTTTTCTTTATTCGTACAGAATAAGATTGCTCAGTTATATAGTGATAAGCATACGATAAATAATAATTAGCCAAAAACTGTGATAAGTACGAACCAATACACAGACCGCCCTTATATGTATCAATTAAAAAGAATGCCACATATAAAATATCGTTGTCTTTAATATCTCTACGTAGCATTCTTTTTAAAATTCGTTTATTTACACTAGGATAATATTTTTTAATGTCGCATTTATAGTAACATTTCGTGTTCTTTTTATCGTTCCTTATCCATCGTTCTATAGCTTTTTTACCGAATACTTGCCCTCTATGTTTTATTGATGCTGCCTGATAAAATCCGATCTTTGCCATAAGCATTTTTTTACAAGCATTAACAACTAAATAATCGTATATTTGCTGCTTTATCGATGAAATTCCGATCTCTCTCATTTTATCAGATGCAATATCATATCTGTATTGATACTCTATTGGTCGTAATATAATTTTACGATTTTCTATTTCTGTATAAATAGCTACTGCGGCTTTAGTAATAGTTTCATGTAATAAATATCTGGTTGATTTATAATAAGCTATCTTTTTACATCGCCTAGCTACTGAGTGTATATCCTCATCGTCTTTCATCATATATTCAGCTAAAAAGTAAGACACATCTCTTCGTCGCCATTTATTTTTCAAGCAATCATAAATGGCATCTTCGACTTTGCCTACTGTCAACACATAATCTTTTAAATATCTTTTCATAAATATTTCGTATTTCTGTTGTGTACCAGCTTTCGATTCGTTAAAGACCTACTAACCGGCTGTGTTGTTACAATATTAAAGAGTGAATTATTCACTGTCCTGCTTAGGTACGAAATACACTCATAAAGTTTTTGTCAGAAATTAGCGCGAAAGAATAGACCACCAGGCGCCCCCCAAGCCGTTAGACGCAGTGAGGCAGGAAAGACCATCCGGAGAACCATCCCAGAGATTACCAAAGAACCGGAACTCTCTCTGTCCGCTCGAAGCGTTATCAATATACAAACCGTCTGCAAACCCAACATTAGACCCGGAATTTGTGCCTCCTGCATTTGAAGGTGTAACAGATCCGTTTATAAGATCAATAAACATAGCTGTGACGAAATTCCAGTTGGCAAGTTTAGCAGCTTTTATTGGTGTATCAAGCTTAGAATAAGTTTCTTTTATTTTTGTGATATTGTCTGTGAGTTTAGAAGCGTCATTTGTAATATATACCTCTCTCGTTCCAGCACTATCAACAATATCCATAATGGCGTTGCATCCTACTTCATATCCGCCAACCATCATTTCAATACCCTGTAAAACAATCGGGAATTTACCATTAGTAAGCTCGCCTGTAGTATTACATGGACAACCAGTACGTCCAAGAACTTCATCAGAGAAACCACTTCTCCAATGGAATGAAGAAATCCAAGTAGTAAGTGTAGAAGTAAATGTAGCGTCTACAATGATAGCCGTATTATTGTCGTCAATATCTTCTTTACCAATAATTCGTACATCTTCTGCTAAGTTATGCACCGCCCATGCTGATCGATCTGAAGCTTTAGTATCATTATTATCACCAATAGACACATACGCACCTACAGGATAATTTGCAGCCTGAGATTTTGTAACAATAATACGATTTGTGTTTTCTTCAGCTACTAAATTTATATTCTGTACATTGAAGTTACTGCATCCAGACATCACTGACTGTGTATTGAGCGTAGCAAACATCAAATAGAACGTAGTCAGAATATATTTGTAATCAGCTAAGATACCTCCTGTATAATATTTACCTTTTTTCTTAAATTCAGTAATACATCCAGTATATGAAAGTCCTACTGACTTTCCTGCAGGAGCTCCGATGATATAACGTGCCGGAATAAGACCCTTTGACGAATATACAATACCATCAATAGAACCTACGACATATTTTCCATATAATGCATACCCCTGATCTTCTCCGGATTTAGTTCTGCATTCAGCTGCAAGAGTATATCCTTCTCTTGGTAAATCTGTACGAGAATAATACCAGCATCCGTCCTTAATCCAGGTTTTCTCATAATATGACATACCAAGTACAAACACATCGTTTTTACCAGTATCTTTGAAGCTATTCTGCCCTTTGATAGCATCAATAACTCGTTCGCAATCATTTGTAACATGCGCATTACAATCGTACGTTCTAAATAAAGGAATATTGTCATAATCGTTCTGCCTATTTTCCCGTGCCGTTGATGGTAAACATACAATTCCGGTGTTCGAATCTAATTTCTCGCCAATTGATGTATTAGATGTATCCCAAAGAGGAAATTTAACAGTATATACCTTACCTGTACGTAATAAATTAAATAAAGCAATAATAGACGCCGGATCACCTTTTGGACCTTGAATTCCTGGTTCTCCTTTCTCACCCGGATCACCTTTGTCGCCCTTGTCTCCTTTATCACCTTTTTCTCCCTGAGTATTCTTTTTAAATACCCATCTGTATTCTGGTTCTGAACTTGCCGAAGTTCCATACGCCAGTACGCATTCATATCTTAAATTTGTATCAAGATCTTCGTATATATCACCAATATTCCCAGGTGTATGCTTTGTTGGTATTCCATGTCCTTTAAATATAGCCATTATTTATTTTGTCTCCTTTTGTGTGTAATTATTAAATTATTATTTTGTATTTTTTAATTGGAATATCTTTATCTGGAGCTGCAATCCCTTTGTTCTGTGTCTGCTGTTCATTTAGCACTTTTGCTTTCGATGCTGTAGTGTCAACTGCCGGTACAGATTCTGTCTTTACATCTGGTTCGCTAATCGCTTCAGATCCTACGGGATTCTGCCATTCCAATTTCTCCCACTGACAAATCTGTTTATTAGTTACGCTATCCTTGTAAATAAATACACATTTGTAACGCCCCTTACCGCTTTTATCAATATAAATATCACCGAGTCCTGCCTGAATTTCGTTACCTGGTTCTCCGTTACCTGTTAAATGTGCCATACCTTTTCCTCCTGTATTTATTATTCTTCTGGATGTTCTTCTTCTGCAAGTCTTTCAGCAAATCGATCAACTTCCTGTGTTACCCAAAGTGCCTGTACATACGCTGCTCTAAACGGACCCTGTACCTCCCCATCGTAAGGACGAATGTCTAAATCGACGGAAGTAATATCAATATTGTCAAGCATACCGATGGTTTCTGGAGTCAACGGTACTGTGTGCTTACCTGATTTTAAGTATACTTTAGGACCACGATCATTGAATTTAAGTTTCACCGGAAGATAAATGAACGGATCATCTCCTTCTTCTCTAGGTGCTTTAATCTTTACATTCCAACCGACGCCATACCTGTTAGTGTCTTTCATAAGAGCATCCGCCATTTCTTCAGCTGTAACAGTACGTCTGCTGTTTCCGTCATCGAGAGTTCCACCGGCAATAATCATAGCAAAGTTACGATCTCCTTCACGATTATACTTATCTCCAAGTCCTTTGAAATTTTTGAAGATAATTCTTGCGTCATTGATTTCCAGTACGTTTTTTGGTGCAAATGTGATTTCCATAATTTTAAATCTCCTTCGTTTTAATTTTTTTTGTTTGGAATAAAACATTGTTAAAAAGTTACAAATAAAAAGAAGAGCCTAAACCATAAGATCTAAGCTCTTTCTCTCTCATAAAAGGGTGTGATTTCATCGCGTATTACATCAGCATTGATTTTGCTATCGCTCTGATTATTTCTTTTTGACGATCGTTTAAGTCATGATACAGCGTGAATCCGGTTGCACCATTGTAGTCATCGCCAAATTGTGTATAATACATACTCTTTTTCCATAATTCTGGATATTCAGTTTTTAATTTAGTCAGCACTTTAGCCTGTTCATCATAATATTTATCGGAGATTACATTATTATTCATCTCATAATAAATATACGAATGCACTATAATAAAGCGCTGCAAGAAATCAATATGTTCCTGAGTTGTTAATTCAGCCTTTGTTTTCATATATTAACACTCTCTATGCAAATGGAAGTGGATCTTCATCGAATGGAACTTCTTCATCAGCATCAATCGGAATATTCATAAAATCTTCCGGATTAATATATGTAGGCGGATTTACAGGAATATATGGGTCATCAGACATAAACCATTCAGAGTCACCATATTTATTGATCGTATCCACAGCATCATCAACTAATTTAGTGAAATACGAAATATCGATAGATTCCTCGCTTACATCTCGTACCATTTCTGACTCAAGCCACCGGTACCCAATAGTTCCAGATGCTGCAGCTCTTTTGTCACCGTCAATACGATAAAGCAATCCACCACCATGTCCAGGCTTAATAGGACAGAACTGACCAACTCTTCCAATAAAGTGATAGTCATGCCCCTCATCAATCTTCGGTTTCAATTCTGCATAAGTTGATTCAAATATGGTATCAGACACAAGTCCCTTTTTATACTTATCTTCTATCTTATTAAGATCTTTTTCATATTTAGTTACATCTGGCAATGTCTCATTAACATCCAAATATAATGCTCCTGCAGTTGCTGCAAATGTTTCACAAAGATCGTCAAAGACAATATCATCTTTACTGAACAGAGTCTTGAATACATATGGCACTGCAAACTGATCTCCTGTAGCTGTCCACCAAATTTCTTTTCCAGTAGCCTTGTCGATTTCCGGTTCTTTAAACTTAGCAATATAGACAGCCTTATTTACCAGACAGAACTTCTCGAATTCAGCTTCTGTTTCAAAGCTATAGCCATATTCCTTACCGAAATCACATACAAACTTCTGAATCTCTGGTGTCGCATCTGGTATTTTAATTGAATCTGTCTTTATATGAGCCACAGTAAAGCCTCTACGCTGCACTTCCCGCTTCAGAAGTGTCATAAATAATGCACCACGTTTAGCTACAATATTATCTTTATTACGATCGTCTCTGAATGCACACGGATAAGTAGCTTTCGTCTGACCGTATACTGCATTTACAACAGTTTTTAAAGCATTCGCCAACATCTTCGCAGTAAGTTCGCCGTCAATAACTTTCTGAATATACGGTTTCAACTTACCGTCAAACAGATCATCAATGTCATCCCATGCTTGATGCTTGATAGATACACGTCCCTTTACGATGTTCTCGAACTGTTTCGTATACTCCGGTCCAAACAGAACTTCAGCAATAATTGATGATGGATGCTGCCCGGTAACATCTCCGTCCCAAATACCACCGTAGATACCCGGTTCAGAATATACACGACCGCCCTCGCCGATTTCTTCACCAAGATATGTAGATTTTCCATTCTTATATTCATACCCAGGAAAGAACGGTAAAATGCTCCATCCTTCAGGTAATACTTCTCCAGGAACATAGCTTCTATATACCGGAAGTCCATCAGCTCTGAACACTCGGAAATTATAAGTATGACCAAACTTTTCAACATATTCTTCATACTGATCGCTTCCTACTGGCTTTGAAAGATCCCGATAATTGAATTTACTCTGAGGATTTCTGTCGTTTCCAAATATAATTCGCTGAGACAAACTATTAGTCGTATCATTAACAGTCATGCCGGTAATTGATGCAAGAATCTCCCTGGCAATCCAGTCTCCTTTTAAATAATGGAACGCAGCTTCTGTTGCAACTACATCATTTACACAATAGCCAGCAACTTTGTCCCATAACTTAGGATCAACTGGTTCATCCCATGGAAGTCCAAGCTCTTGATGATGATCTCCTGCTTTTATGATAGCAATCTCCTCGTCAGTAAATTTCTTTTTCTTCAAATCATCTACTGACTGCTTATTCATTTCAATCTCAAGCTTCTTTAAACTCTTTTTATTACCGGCAGATGCAAAATCATAAATATCGGTATACGACAGGTTGAATGCTTCACTGAATTTCGCTTTACGACTGATAGCTTTATCCTTGTTAATAAGTCTCTTTGACAAATTATACAATTGCTCATTATCGTATCCCATCAAGCACGCGTAAATCATATGATTATCATAAGCCCTGTTATTGAAACCAACTAATTTGAATTTAATAAGAGATTCAATATCTTCAGGTCTTGGATTAATCAATCTAACAACCGGTTTACCGATACCTGCAATCTTATAGCATACAAGAAACAGATTTGGAAATACTTCAATATCGTAAAATACAAGCTCATCCGATTCACTGTCAGACATAGTTACACTAGTGTCTTCTGATTTAAATTTCATTTCGTTAACTATTTTCAAGCATGTTTCTGCCTGATTAGAGCTACTTGCCGCTAACATATATACAGCATTTTGCATATCAGTTACGTCATATCCGAGTCCGCTATCATATGCCTCTTGTAAAGTTTTATAGATCATGTCGATACTTGGTTTAGTATTTACCATAATTTCTTTATTTAAATGCTTCTTAATAACCGCTCGGAGCATTTTTTCATTTTTTATACCGTCAAAATTGACCATTTTTTCCTTCCCCTTCTTCAAAGGTAATCCCGAACTGAGTATAGTTATTGCAAGTGATGTACATTTGATAAGTTTTCGTCTTAAAGAACTCTTACCAGTAAATACTTTTACTTCTATGTCTTCATCATAAATACGACTTAACTCGTTCGGATCACCATTGTAAATATAATGCAGATGAAGCCCCTTCCCACTTTTACTTACTTCTGCATATGTCGGTGGAAACTTATTTGCAGCCTCCAAATTTCGCTCTAATGATTTCTCACCGTTTTCGTCTTTAAGATCAAAATCAATTACGATATGATTCTCTGGAACTTTTACATAGTGAAGTTTTGATGTATCAAGATCAGATAGTTTTTTCGTAACTTCATTCCATGCTTTCATTGGTGTTTCATTTGCTGACGCATACTGAGCCGGACAATCAGCACAAAATTCATCAAACGTAGATAATCGTTCCTGCAGATCAATCCATTTTGAATCTTCCTCAGACTCTACTTTCTGTTTTCTACTGTCGCCCATATCGTTCTCAAAAATATCAGCACGAAAACCACTATAATAACTGGTCAGTTTCGTTCCATCCTCTTGTGTGAATCTATCTTCATAATTCCAGAAATAGTTTTTAAGCTCTTCCTTAAAACGTCTCATAGACATCGGTTTATATATCCGAGCTTCTTCTGCATACTGCTTATACATTTCCCATGCTGCTTTTAAAGTAGTACTGTCATTTTTCCGGAACAAACCATACGAATCGCACACATAGTTATAGAAATCGTTTGAGGCAGACATCATATTTTTCGGAATATAATCGTCATAATATTCTGGATCAGCCTTATAAACTTCTAAACAGTGATATGCAATCGCTCCTAATTCAAATTTGACCTGTTTATTAAGGCGCCTGTATTCACGTACTCCCAGTTTTTTGCCTGTAGGAGTAACATCAATAAGACGCCTTAATAATCCTGACTTACCGTCGGTAATCTGAACCGGTCTATTAGTACCCATAAATAAGAATGCTTCAATCTTATCTTCGTAGATACCCTTAAATTTTTCGTTAATTGGCATTTTTTCATGAGAAACTAATGAGTTCAGAACAGTATTATCTTCAATACGTGACAGATCCCCATCGTGCTGAATTGCAACTAACGGATTAGATTTGAATGTTTCAAGAGCGAAATCATTATTAGATTGACCAAGAGCTTTTGCATTGAATGTACAATAATATCCGTCAAACAACTCTTGTATAATATTTAGAATCGTTGATTTACCAGTACCAGCAGCACCGTACAGAACCATGAATTTTTGTATATGTTTGGAATCACCTGATACAATAGATCCTATAGCCCATTCGATTTTATGCCTCTCTTCTTCAGAATATAATGTTCCAATCAACTTATCGAAAGCTTCATAACTTCCTTTTTCAAGCGGATATGATAACTTTTTACTTGCATAAGTTTCCCGAGTTAATTCAGTATTGGCAAACACAAGTTCAGTATCAAGTGAATGGAAATTATCTCTCATCTGTTTCTGACAATACTTATGAAACTTATCAATTGATCCACTGTCAGCATCCCACATATATTTTATTTGAGTATATCCATTTATTCTGTCACTATGTTCTTGTACATATCGATCAAGTTCAGCATCAATAATATGTACAGCATCGTCTTCATCAGTACTCCATAAATGCCGGCTTTCATCCCAAATAGCATAAAAGTCTTTAGCTCTAATCATCAGATCCTTAGACTTTTGCATTTTGAATTTTGGAAAGACTTCAGTTCCTTCTTTAGTCGGTTTTGTTGCTATAGTCATGAAGTCTAGCATTCCATCCTACATCCTCCTTCCATTATAAATATAAGAAACAGCAGTCTCGAAGCACCAGTCCTTTTCGTCGTTGTAAGTAAACACAAAGCATTTATCACAATCTGTCCGAATACATATACTGTTACTTGCAATAAAATACCACTGGCAAATGGTTTCGACATACTGCGGAAATAACCTTTTAAATTCTTTATAAATATTTTTCTGAGTCATGACACGTCCACTATGCTATTGTGTCTAAATACCACAACATGCAAGTCCATGTCTCTACATCACGTAAATCGTATTCGCAATCTCGGATAATAAACAGACTACCATGTCCATCAGGTTCATATTCCCTTTTTAAGAATCTCTCGATAACTCTTCTTACATATGTCTGATTGAACATTCTGTCTGTCATACCACCTAATCCAAGATTATTTATCATTTTCCAGAACCACTGAACCGTTCGATCTCCTTTTTTAGGATCGTCCATGATTTCTTCGCATCGATACGCCATGGCAAGAATCATTTCCAATACACTACAAGGTCCATCCAATTCATGATTTACTGTGATATGATTTGAATATGCAAACTGCCACCGTAATCCTTCTTCCCCATCTCCAGCTCGATTACTATCATCGTCTAGTAACCAAGTGTAAGGAACTGTATGAAGATACGAAAGAAGTTTACGGTAACTGTTTTCTTTTGCGAAACGCTTTGCTGAGACAGTATTGTACATCCACTCAAAGTACTCTCTCTGTAAGTCGTTACTCATCCATTACGTCTCCATAATATGCCCCGTATTCACGCATGATTTCATAAATAACTTTATCATTTTCATTTACGACATATACTGTGTCGGGATCTTCTTCATACTCACCGAAATGATTTTTAAAGTCACTGCCGATCAGCTCAATTGCATTAGTTACAATTTTATTATCATCGTTTGTGATTACACCGTCTGTGTAGTACCATAATGACAGTGACGGATATTCACTTTCCTGAAATTCATCAGGACTGATTACTCTAATAGGATCCATAGTTTTACTCTCCTTCTCTTCTTTCTCAGAAGACTCCTGAAAATACTGATTATACTTAATAATATTCTCAGCTTCTTCTTTTTCAGAGTCTTCGGTAGTATTTTCAGTTGTATCCTCCGGCTGGTTCTGCTTATCTTCGCCCCAGTCAAAAGGTTCATCGTTCATCTCAGCTTCGTGCTTCTTTTTCATATATCTCCAAGTAACCGCTGAACCGATAAAAGCTCCCATAACCAAAAATGCTACATCATTTAAAATATTTCTACTCATAGTCCATTACCTCGTCTTCACTTTCATTGTCATCTTTGATAGTTATTACTGTAACTGCTAATCCTCCAAAGAATAATGCGATTAATATCAATATTCCCCCTGTGATATGTCGCCGTTTGTTGCTTCGTAAAATATCATCCAAAATGCTCAAGTTTTCTTCCCACTTTTCCATATGCAGATACCCTTTCAATAAAAGCTCCGACTACACGTTTAACATCGCAACTCCACTTATAAAACATATACCTGCTATTGTTGCAAATAAAACATACAGTCTCTTTTTCATAATTAGTCACCTTCACCTTTCAAATGCGAATTTTACAGCTTATAGCAATTCTTTTTATTGTATTAACCCTATAGAGTTATTCTTAGGCTTTGAACCAGCAAATACAAACCACTGATTACCTATCATATATCCTTCAATTTGGTCCAACTTAATCCACGCTCGTACAGTTGCTACTCCAACTGAAAGACGTACTGCAGCTTCGTCTAATGTCTCAAATCCTAAGATTTTCTCACCGTCATATATGGGTTCATTTTCTAAATTATTTTGTAAAATGTATTGTATATAATCATGCCCGGTCAAGATGAAACCTCCTTTCTCATAGATTCACCGGTGCTGGAAAATCGTACATGTCACGATATGGATTACCAGAGTAACATGTACGAAGTCCTGTCATTCAGATCTGATTATAAATTACGCCATCGACGTTAAAGTCTAACAGAATAGTTCTCTCATATCCGTTTACGAAATCGCGCTTTTTGGTGTTGTACAGATCATAAATACCGAAATCAATATAATTATCACCGTTTGGATGCTTTTCATCATAAATCCATCCTACTAACTGACCAGCTGCTGTACGCGGAATACCAAGCATATCGTATACTTCATTTAAAAACAGAAATCCTTTATCTTTGAGCATAACGTTAGCATATTTCTGCTGATCTAATAAGAATTTAAGATTAAACTCAGGATTCTTTGTCCAGCCATTGCATCCATCATCAAAGAACTTTGCATATTCACTAACATCATTCGGATTTACTGTCTGAACCGTCTTGGTTACTTTCTTTTCTTTTCCGGTTTTCTCATTTACAACGGTTTCTTCCACCTCAGCAGATTTGATATTATATTTAAGTTCTTTATCTAATTCTTCACCAAACTTCTCAATAACACGGCTACGATAATCTTTGAAACTCTTATCCATAGACGCATAAGCAGCTGCAATTGCTACATTTCTCTTTTGAAGAATATTGTGTCCAGCCAGAATTGCAGTAACAGATACGGTACCGAGAAATACTGCCGGTGCGTATAACTTAGCAAGCTGAAGTCCTTTTTTACTATACAGAATAGTTAGATCTTTCTTGTAATCTGTTTCTGTATACTCCTCTGTGTAACCATTGTCTTCTACATATTTCTTTGTTTTCTCGATGTCACTATTCGATTTTTCCAGAATTGTATCAAGTTTCGTGGTTGCTTTACATGCCATTACAGCACTCGTCACAAGACCAACAACCCCGCCAACTACAAGAAGCTCTGGACTGTGCTTTTTAAGCTTGAAACCTACTTTGTTGACTTTTCTTGCTACATTACTTGGTAATTTAATTTTATTCATTCCTATATCCTCTCTTATTTTTGTTTTATCTTTTTACTCCATTTTGAATTTAATCAATCGGCATAGCTTTAGGCATTTTCAGATAATACCCGTCTCTACCACGAATAACTTCCGCAGTTCTGATATTGAACCATCCGTATCTCTGAGCGGTGAACGGTGCGGTAAGACCTGCTAAATCATACATATCAGCAACTGTTACCATTCCGTAAGATGCTACAATGTCCGACATCTGTTGTCTTACAAGTTCTGCGTCTGCTCTTGTATCGAATGATATGTCATCGTAATCGAATCGTGATGAACCACTTCTTGCTGGCGGTCTGTCACGATCATCATAATAACTACGATATGACGGACTACTATTAGCCCGACCGGATCTGCCTGACCGGTTCTTATTTCCACCGAATAAAGCTGTAGTCGCTTCGATGATTACATCTGAAATTGCATTTTTAATAGCCGGTATCAACACATCAGAAAAAACATACGATTTAACATTGCTAATATCATCAGCTAAAAATAATCCGCTGAGCTTACGCATTTCATTTGGTTTTGTTTTAGCTTTCCCGCTGATTACTTTCTGCACTTTTTTATTGTTTGCAGATTCAGCAGCTTCTTCTTTACTCCTGTGGGAGTTTGGTTTATATTCAGCCATTACTACCTCCATTTAATTAACCATTTTGATTTTTCCAGGTAAAACAACCGGTGTCCCTGGAAGTCTATTGCTTTGTTTCTTGAACTGATATGATAAATTGCTACGTGCCTTTCTTACAGTTGGAGCCATCGTTTCACCTTTCCAGCGATCAGCCACCAAGTTATCAAAAATCAGCACTGGACCGTCATATACATATCGTTTATACGGTTCATATTCCTGCATAGAGTTCACTCCTCTTGTATACTGTTTCTATCCAAGTCGTGTAGGTTTTGGAATTCTAAGCTCATATCCGTTACGTGTTCGTACAACTGCAAATTTTGATGCATCGAACCATCCATACAGCGTTGATTGATACTGGTTATACATACTATAAATGTTTTCATCAAGCGTATATTCACGTACCTCAGCCAGTGAAACATACCAACAAATGTCCACAGTATCTTGTATATGTTTCAGCACTTCCTCAGCATCAGTTTTACATGGATAATCCTTACAGTAATACTCATAATCCGAAAATATTGAGTCTACCTTTCTATGAAGCACGTCTCTGACTATGTCTTTCAAATATCCCTTCTTCGCAGCATAAGATAACACCTTAATTCCGCATGTCCCAAAACCTACAGTTACTCCACTAATGAATGTCAATGCATACTTAATTCTTTTTCTCATATTTGCAAAAATCCTTTCATATTTGATAAAACAAAAAGAGAAACCCGAGATTTTACTCTCAGATCTCCCTTTTAAATAAACGTTTTACTCTTCAGTTGATTCTTTCTCGTCAACTACTTCTGCTTCTGAGTCCACTGTATTTTCCTCATTCACATCGTCGTCTGCTGGTTCTTCAACTTTTACAATCTTATAATGAGTGCGTTTCTTTTTAGGTTTCCCATCTTTCTTATCTTTGTGTTTCTTTACAAGTGCTGCTCCTGCCGCAATTGCAAGTCCAACTCCGCCTAAGACTAATGCTACTGCCTTTCCAGATCCGCCTTCACTTTCAACTGTATCATCAAATCCAGTTTCCATAGGTGTTTCTGTTACCATAGTTTCCTCTGTTGTTTCCATTACTTCATTAGTTGTTTCGTTCATATCTTTTTCCTCCTAAAGATTTTTATTTATTTTTTTCATAACAGTACATGTATTTTTCGCGTGACCGATTTAATACAAATCATCGTACCCGTATTCCGGACGCGATAAGAAATCCATCACAACATATACTTTTCCATCCTTTACGATTGCATCACTGGTCACTACATCAATATACTCTTTATCGATACGCCAACCGATATAGTCAGATGTGCCAGTATGCTCAATGCCAACCTCATCATAAAACTGACTAAGTGATACATACATATCGGATCTCATTTTACGATTTAGTTCATTCGCAGCGGCATCCAATTTATTTTTACTTGATAGAAACGGCTGATTTGACATAGCATCAATAAACCACGTATCTCCATCACCGGCGATTACAACATTTGACTTCTTCTCGATTGCACCTTCTGGTGATACTTTATTTACCTTGTCTTCAGCCAGCTTCTGTTTGATTTCGGTTACTTTCTTTTCGCCAACAACTTCTGTAACTTTTTCATTAAGTTCATTATAAGCAGTCTTGGATAACTCATACGCTGAATATAATGCTGCATGTCTTCGAGCACTTACTGTATTGGCTCCGATCAAACATCCAACCGATGCACTGCCCAACAGTAATGCCGGAATATACGGTTTCCAAGCTACTTTCACAGTTTCCACTGGTTTTAACTTAATAATCTGATTCACTGTTGACTGTCCACTATCATAAGCTTCCTGTGACAATTTTCGATTCTGATTATCAATCTCTTCATCAATCAAATCCAGTGCTTTCGGTGTTGCTTTGACTGCCAGTACTACCGTAGTAATCATACCGGCAATTCCGAGTCCAGTTAAGATTTCGGGGCTCTTTTTCTGCACTACTTTTTTCGCCATTTTGAAACATTGCTTTACATTTAATTTGTTCATGATTTGCTCCTTCCTTATGAACATACTTTTGTATATAAATAAAAGAGACCCAATCATATGATTAGATCCCTCTCATTTCCTACTCTTCAGAAGATTTCTGCTTCTCTTCCACAATTTCAGCAGCTCTCTGTGCAATTTCTTCTGTTTCATCTTTGCTCATCAGAATATTTACTAAAAAGCTTCCTGCTCCAAGGACCGCTGATGCCACAGTCAAAATTGTTTTCTTGTCTACCTTAATTTTGTTCATTTCTGTTCTCCCTTCTGTTTTCTCATAATAGAGTTAGATGTAATCGCGAACAAGAAAAAGAGAATATGTAGGTCCGGTTTGACTCTTAATCTTAATCGCCTACTGTTATTATCGCCAGGGACTTGATGCCCTATATTCTCTCATAATACCACTTGTAAATTTCGCGAATTAGTAGTATTCTTGAATGGCAACTGACGGTTCTGGCACCATTTCTATAGCATAACATTCCAGCCCGTCGTCCATTGTGATTTTACGGTGGTTGAAGTCTACCCACATAGTAGATTCATCATCCATAACCCATCCAACCTGATCGCCATATTCTGTTTTATCGATGCCTAAAAAGTTATAGAACTCATTCAGATATATACCTGCATTCATACAATAGTTTCGATTCAGATGATACTCAGCCTGTAGTACCTGTTCTATAGGAGCGTTGAAATATCTATGACCGAATTCGTCATAAAAGAGAATCGGCTCACTGAAATCTTCTTCGAGAAACTGTGTACAATCGCTAAACATATTAAAAGCATGAATATACCGTTCTTCCGCATCCTCAGCAGCAATGGCTTTTACAATTTCATTATGCTGCTCCTCACCGTATAGCTCTATAAGTTTACGACAGTACTTCTTATATGATTGATCCAGAAATGCATAAGCACTCATGATAGATGCCTGCTGTCTCTGGTTCAGGATCTCAGCACTTAATATACAAAATATAGTAGTGATTCCTGATACAGCAACCGGAATGAATGGCTTATATGCAGTCTTTACAACATCCCATTTTGAAAGTTCGTCATCAGACTCTTTCTTTGCCTCATCGATTAAGTCCAGTGCTTTTGGTGTCGCTTTTACCGCTAATACAGTAGTAGCGATAACACCGATACTGCCCAAGCATGTTAATCCAATCGCTACGTGATTTCTATTAAACTTTATTTTCTTCAATGAAGTCCCTCCTTACATCGGTAAAAATTAAAAGAGCCCCATAATTAGGACTCCTTTCTCTTTAAATCTACAAGTTCAATTTTTCTCTGGCGTTCTCTCTTTGATTCCTTATAATGCAAATTTGTTATGAGTTCTACCTCGTCCATATAAACACTGTGTATCAAGCTAATAAGTTTATCGTAATCTACTTCTTCTCCATTTTTAGCCTTATACACGGTATCTACCATGTTTGTGTACTTCTCACTTGCTGTCTGCATCATTACTTCAAACCCAACGTTCATCTTAATAATCCTCCTTTAAAATCAACCCTGTATTTCATTAAAGGATCTGTTCATATCGCGAAAAAGAGAACAAGAAGAGACTTAAACATTTAGGTCTCTTCGTAATAATTATTTACATTTTTTTGTTATATGACATATTATATACAATAAACTACATAGCATAAACGGTGATGATAGTAATAACCCGTCAATAGCTCCGCAAGTTGTTGCTGCTATTACTGCTTTAGCTTTATCGCGTTTTCTACTTGACATAAAGTTATCATAATATACATCATCCAATTTTCCCTGTAATGTACCTGCAATGTTCATATATTTGTCCTCCTTATAAATAATATATTGTTCATAACAGCACATGATATTTTCGCGTAAAAAAAAGAAGAGAAGCCAACTTAGGACTCCTCATCAATACGTTCCATAATTCTACTAAATTCGGTTTTATTCATTTTTCCATCTACATCCAAATGAATCTGAACATCGCCGTCAACTACATCAATTTGTACATCATTTAATTGGATATCTATTTTATATCCTAATTGTTTGTATATTCTCTTTGATATAATTTTAGCTACAAGTCCTTTCATAAATTTTGTAGACAATTTTATTTTCAATAAATCCATCATAGTATTTTCCTCCTTATGATACTGTTTTCATAAAGGAACGTGTATTTTTCGCGAAGAAAGAAGAGCCCATTATTTAGGCTCATTCTCTTATCTTTTAGAAAGTTCTTCTATCACCTTCTTACTAATCTTTTCGTCAAGTATCTTTTCAGCATTATTTTTAGATAGCAGAGTTAAACCTGCTCCTATTACTGTTACTGCAAATTTAGCTATTCTGATAGTTTGCTGTGATAACATTTTATTTACCTCCTTTCTTTTTTTTTCTATAAAAGAACAAGTAAATGTCGCGAATTATATATTCCGACGGTCAAAGCAGGTTTCCCATCGTTCCCTTGGTATTGGCTTCATCTTTAAAGCCCACATAATTTGACGTACTGATACTGTAGGATATAACGAATTATCTGCCGGTCCGGATCTATCATCGAAAAACTCTTTGAATCCGGTATGTAAATATATGTCATCTACCAACCATGGATCTATTTCAGTCCAATATGTAGATTTTGTTTCTGAATTATATCGCTGCTGTATAACAACCAGCCCATTATTATCCATTTTGAATAAAGTACCAGATGAATAAACAGGATGATTGCACTGATATATACTGCCATATGTCGCTTTGTATATTTGAGGTTTCTCATAAAAATACCTCATCGATATGTCAACTCCTAATAGTGTAGTTTCGTGAAAAAGAAAAGAGCCCTTGTTAGGACTCAATCTTTACCATAGCAATTAATTATTTTTCTGATTGAAACTTTTCATGCATGGCAATACCAAGATTCATAATACTACTTACAAATTTACGCGCCTCTTCATGGTCCATGCCAATCTCTTCCATTCGCTTAGCACATTTACCAATCTCAGTCTCTAATTTGTATTTGCTCATTTCTCTTGTTTCCATGATCGTAAAGTTTTTACCCATAATAAAACCTCCTTAAAATTTATTTATGGTGTCATAATAGGACATATAAATTTCGCGAAGAAAGAAAAGAGCCTTAGATTTCTCTAAAACTCTCTTTACCAGTGTTAATGATTTTGTTCCTGTTCTTTTTTAGTTTTCCTCACATCCCTAATAGCCGAAATTACATAACCTGCTGTAACACTTAAACCTCCGATAATTGCTCCTTTAATCAACCCCTGTCTGTACAGGTCTGCTCCCATAGCGATTAAGGCATCTGAGTGTTCTACAGCAAGTGTTCCAATTTCTCTTTTCTGTGATTCAGTTATTAATGTTTTCATAAATCATTACCTCCTTTTCTATAAGACAATATGTTCTAATCGCGAAGAAAAAGAAGAGACCCAGATTTCTCTAAGCCTCTTTCAACTTTATGTATTCTTCATTCTACTTCTTTGGAAGTAATCTTTGAATGAATCCTCTGCCCATTATTGTTGTAAAGGTTCCGGTTTCCTCAAATTTGATAGATTTGCATGTACCCCAGACTGTTACACAAAGTCCTCCAATACCTACTACACCTGTCAAAATATTCTTGATAAGTGAATCCGTCTTTTCATGCTTGAGTTGTTGTTCTTTCATAATACGATCGTTTTCTCTACTTTCGTATTTATCTTGATACTCCAAATCAAGCTTGTCAATATCGTTGTACTTATCCAAAAGCTTTGTCAGAGTTTCGGTAGCTGCCTTATGTGCTTCTGATCCAATTTCCATTCCACCAATTGCTTCGAGTTCGTCCTGAATCTCTTTTTCCAATAATTGTTTTGTATTCATGTTAGAATCCTCCTTTTTGTATTTTGTTTGAATACATTTCATAACAGAACGAGTTATTCTCGCGTGAGTACGATTCGCGTTCTTTTCTTCAAATTCTGGTCTGGAAGAATTCTCATATTAACAGTGTAAAGATCTTCTTCGTCTGGAACTGGCTCGATTTTGAAATAACCGTAAGCTGCTTTGGTATAAAATCCTACTATACCTATCAGAATTCCTGCAACCATCCCGATAACAACACAAATTCCATATGCCATACTTATATACCTCCATTTCATTTTGTTTTATGAAAATCCCACCCCGGGAATTTTTCACAATAGAAAAGTAACATCATAACCAGTAACCTCTATACTGGATGTGCTAACCTAGATTAAAATTTCTAAGCTAGATTAAAAAAAAGAAAAGAGCCTCAGATTTCTCTAAGACTCTAATACTAAGTTGATGTTAGCAATCATATTACTTACGATTCTTTTCAACACATAATATGCTGATTATTGAAATAATGTATATTCCAACTATCGCCACATCACTGCTGATAGCATGTTTATTTTTCATACGATTTCATCTCCTTTCCTATAAAACAACTTGTATTTTTCGCGTGTAAATAAAAAGAAAAGAGCCTCAGATTTCTCCAAGACTCATAATCTTGTTTACTTCAACACTTTCATTTCTGATAATATATCTGAAAGTCGTTCTCCATTTTTCTTACGCTGATCTATTTCCAACCATTCTTTATTAGAAAGTTCTCTACGCAATCTCCAATAATGTCCAAGAGATCTGTCATAGCAATATAAATCTTTCAGTGTTTCCTGCTTGCGTAAATTGCTTCGCTTAGATACAACTTTTATAATTGTTGTAACTCCTCCGATTGCAACTGGTGCAAGTGTAATCACCGCTTCTTTATTTCGCATACACCACTCTTTTCCATTTTGAATTTTTTGTTTTACTTTCTCCTTGAATGCTCTTTTCTTAGCCTCGCGTTTGAAATCTTCCATTGATACCACTTTCATAGTTTATGCTCCTTTCAAAGTTTCATTTGTGTTTCTCATAACAGAAGGAAATTCTATCGCGAAAAAAGAAAAGAGACCCCTTTTATCGAGTCTCAATCTTTTTCATAGATGCTTTAACTAATACATTACCTTCTTTATCAAGATAAGTCATTGTTCCGTCATCTGCTTTCTTTACCTGATTAGAACCATTATTATATACGTTATCCATAGTATTCATAACTCTAATTCTTCTCATTCTTTCTGCACATGTCATCATAATAAGTTCCTCCTAATTTTAGTTAATAATAATTAAAGTTTCTTTCTATAACGTACCATGTATTTTTCGCGTGTAAATAAAAAGAAAAGAGCCTCAGATTTCTCCAAGACTCTAATACTAAGTTGATGTTAGCAATCGTATTTCTTAAGTTTCTTTCCAACACATACTAAGCCAATTATCGAAAGTACACTAATTCCCGTAATCACCTTATCAATGTTATTAATAATCTTATCCATATAATTTCATCTCCTTTCCTATAAAACAACTTGTAAATTTCGCGTGTAATCTGAAATAGGACTATACTTTTTACTTCTTCCGTAATACAATAATCTCAAAGGAGGATCGATACATTATGCATAAGTATATTGACATAACAGATGAAGATGAAATTGAAAATGCTTTCTTTAACGAGGAGCCGGCATGTGAATGTGGGTGCTGTATGGAACCAATAGGTGATACAGATACATTCAGATGCCCAGATTGTGGCTATACTGTTGATATTAAGGATTACGCTATAAACGGACCGTTCTCAGACATTTTATCGGTCTATTATGCGGATGACGTACCCGGACCGGGATGCAGGGATTGTGGCAATCCAGCTTATCCTCTTTGTAGAACATCCTGTCCACTTTTCGACGACTAATCTCTTATTTTGTTGAGCAGCCAAAAGAACCGCCGATAAGTTTCATAGTATACATCTTTACAGCAAGGAATATTATATCTAACCCTAATAATGTCATATGATACCCCTTCGGTTACTCCGATTAAAATGTATTGTGCAAGCTCCGGATCGGATTCTTCAGCTGCTCTTTCTATCATATTCATCTTTTCACATAAACTTGCTCTTACAATACTTATTCGTTCTGTTGGATTTGACATATGGTAGTGAGTCCGACATAAATTCAGATTACTGCTGTTACTGGCAAAAAATCCAAGTGAGGCATACGACTGTTTCCATATTGGATACTGAAGACAAAAATGCTTTAATTCATAGTACCGGTGGCGTTCTATCCAATATGGATTTTTCTTTGATACTTCAGCTCTTATAGTTGTTCCCATTACGCTCGTTCTCCTTTCCATATGTAACCTGTCTCTGCATATAACTTAGCCGGTGAAATATAATAATTGATGCGTCCTTTCCGGATATCCATATCTTCTATCTTCGTGATAGTTTCACCTCGTCTTACTGCAGTTCCAATATTCAAGTAACCAGTTATAATACCAGCTCGTACCCAGTTACTGTCCTTACCGTATACTTTGGCTGCAATTTTCACTGGTACTGAGCCTTTTCCAAATTCAAGGTTTTCCATTTTGAATTCATCTCCTTTCATCTGCTATGGTACACATTTAATTAGCATCAGTAAAAACAAAGTAAGTGGATAATATTTCCAGATATAACAAAAGAAAAAAAAAGAAGAGCCTCAGTTTTTGAAACCCTTCTTGTCTCTTTCTTTCCATCGTATCATTGTCATCTCGCATGGATAATCCTCGTACTCTAAATCATCTGGCGATATCAATCCGTTAAGTACACCGTTAACAATGGCTTTATCGTAATGTATGTGTGGAATTATATGCTCCGGTAATTCTCTATGTACTCTACCACATTTAGTGCATCTTAATCTTCTAATGTATATGTATGTTTTTACTCCTTTCTGTATCTTTATCATTCGCATAACATGGTCATACAATTTCAAAGTACCTCCGCATACAGGGCAAAATAATTCACCCTCATAAACCATACGCAAGTTACCTCCAAATATTGTATTGTACAAAATGTAGGAGTTGACGTGTCCCTACATCTATATGCTATAAAAGGATTGTAACGAATTCAATAGGAAAGGAATGGTAATTATGCTAATCAAATGTCCGGAATGTGAACTGCAGGTAAGTGACAAAGCTGCTTTTTGTCCTCACTGTGGGTATGTCATTACAAAATCTAAGGTGTATTCACCAAAAAGAAACCCAAATAAAAGGAGGCGATTACCTAATGGGTTTGGTAGTATTGTCTTACTTAAAAACAAAAATTTGAGAAAACCGTACCGCGCACTTGTTACAGTACGAAAAACATCAGATGGAAACTTTATAAGAAAGCCATTAAAACCAGACGCATATTTCAAAACATATAATGAAGCGTATGAAGCTTTACTTGACTATAATAGATCACCTTACAATATAGATATAAAATCATTGACTATGCAAGAAGTGTTTGATCGGTGGTTTGATGATTATAGAAAAGGGTTAAAAGGAAGAAACTCTGAACGTACCATTACTGCCGCTTGGGCTTATTGTTCTTCTTTGTACGATATGCCTATTAGCTCAGTAAGAGTACTTCATTTAAAAGACGCAATGGAAAATGGAATATATGTAGATAAGAAG